GTGGGAACCTCTCGATTATAAAATACACCGGGTCAAGGCACGCTTCATTTTAATCCTTGACACAGCCGTTTTTAGGGATTTATAAGCCCTAAATAAAAAAGCGATTCAGAAAAAATCCAAATCGCTTCGTCGTCGAGCGGAAAACGGGAATCGAACCCGCAACATCGACCTTGGCAAGGTCGCGCTCTACCATTGAGCCATTTCCGCAAATTGCGTCGCAGCAACTGAATACAGCACTGCTTTTAATAATGTAAGAGCGGAAAACGGGAATCGAACCCGCAACATCGACCTTGGCAAGGTCGCGCTCTACCATTGAGCCATTTCCGCAAAACCTCTGCGTTTTGTATTAATTTCTTTTCAACTAAAAAGAAGATTAAAAATATGCGAAAGGAGGGACTTGAACCGTTCTTTCAGCGTATAGGCAGATAAAAGCGTCAAAAGTTGATGTGCATGACTATAATATATATAGATATTATTGTCAACAATTTTTTATATTTTTTATTAATGTTTTGAGTTTTATTTTGTTCGTGCTATCACAACTGCTTACACGAATTTAAAACGGATTCTCCCTCTTGTATTTCAGTTCGTAATCATGCCAAAGTTTGTGGTATTTTTCATTAAGTGTTTTGTGCGATTTCGGCTCTCCCCATAGACCAGTAACCGCCTTTATATCTGTTGCAGTAAGAAGGCTAAGCTTTTCATATCCTATCTCGTTGTAAGTGTATTCCAGTGATGAGATTACGGCTTCAGGAATCGTCTCAAGTATGTTGTAGCCCGGATATTCACAGAAGTCCGAGTAATCAATTGACAATGAATTTTTTACTGCCAGGTCATAAAGCTGTTTTATATAACGCTCAGCATTTTCACTGTAAGTTCGTCTTAGACCTCTCAGTGCAACAGCTGCTTCACGGTATGCGGCTGGAAGCGGAATCTCTGACAATGCGTTTTTCAATCTTTCTTCATAATCCTGTTTTGTCTTTTTTGACGTGGCTTTGGATTTGTTTGTTGTTTCTCTTGGTTGATTTGCTGTCTCTTGCAGCCAAGAAAGAGGCTCGAGTTCCTCCTGTGGATATATTTCTTCCTTGATGCTCTTATTTTTCTTTTTTTTGATTATGATGAATACAACGATAACGGCAGATACAACAAGAATAAAACTCATGCCGATTCCTCCCTTGCTATTGATTCAGCTATGAATATAAGCCTGTGCCTATCCCTTTTGCTCGGCCACATCTCTATGTAGCCCGACACTGTGGCGTTGCAGTACAGCCCGATTTCCTGCCGTTTCATCTCCTCGTAAAATTCCCTGCCGCCGACGCATGACACCTCTACAATGTGGGACGACATTGCGTTTGCCCTTTTTGAGAATCCAGTTAGCTTGATGCTCACTGCAAATTCGCCCTCAAGCTCTTTCAGATAAAAAATCTCGCCGGAAAAAGTCCAGCCGTTGTTTCTGTCAATATCTGCTGCCATTTAGTTTTCCTCGATTCCGTTTATGACTGATTTTTTCAGCTCGGCATAACTGCTGTCTATTGAATTTATGATTGTTTTTTTTAGGTTTTCATACTTTTTTTTGTATATGCTTTCAATCAATTCAGAACGCTCTTCTGAAAGTGTATTGAAATCTTTTCCAGTTACAAGAAATTCTACAGAAACACCAAAATAAAATGCAATTTTTTGAGCATCAAAAACATCTGGCGCAATGTCTCTAACTATTCGATTCTTATAACTGCCAATATTAAATCCTAAATCTGTACAAAGTTTTTCTTGTGTAACTTTTGCATTTTTACACAGTTGCTTTACTCGCTTCCAAAAATCACTTGAATTAAAATCAGCCATTTCAAACCTCTAATGTATATAAATATAGCATTGTAAATGTAAAAAAGTCAATAAAAAACATCTAAAATAAATTTAAAAAAAGTTGTAAAATAACTTGACAAAAAGAAGTTAAAAATGTACAATATGAATATAAATTAAAAGTTGTTATAAAACAATATAAAGTAGAAATGAAAACTTTCAGGAGGTTGAAGTATGGAAGCAAACAAAGGTTCACAGATTAGAGAGGCCTTGAAAAAGGCAGGATTCAACGCTAGACAGGTCAGCGTAAAAAAGGAGCAAGGCGGATATGAACTTGCTTTTTACGTAACAATCCGCGACAAGAACATTTCCAAGGCAGAGGTCGAGAAAATCGTCCTGCCTTTCAAGAGCGTTGACTATGACGAGCACACAGGCGAAATCCTTGCAGGCGGAAATTGCTACATTTTCATCCGCTATGCGGCATAGGAGGAGGAAAAAAATGATGATGAACGATTTTTTAACAGCCTGGAAAGCTCTTGATGTCGCAAAAAAAGGCAATGATTGGTATAAGGCAGTAAACCGCATAAATGGTCTAATTGATAAATATTCCAAGAAAAGTAATAAAAAATCTGATTTGGAATATTTAAAATGGAATGAGCAAAAATTAAGACAATTGCTCGTTGCTCCTAGTTTACACAATGGAGTGTTAGAGGCAGAAATAAGGCGGATAAAATGAAAGTTACTGAATATGAAAAAATGAAGAACAGAGTGAGACAGATGGTTTTTGAGTTCAACAGCGAAGTCGAAAACCTCAGGCTTGAGAAGCGGTCTTATGGCTGGTCTGTGGAATACATTGACTGGTTCGGAGATAGTCAGATTATTGACATCATGGAATTTGACGGTAAAAGAAAATCCCATGTTGTCAGATGGACAACAAATGGCAACCTCAAGTTGAGATTGCCTAAATACGACAGGCACTTTATAGGTTGATTTCAGACTGGATATAAAAACACAAAAGCAATGGAGGATAATATGGATTACGTGGTAACGGATGCATTCGGAGAGACAGTCGGAGCTTTCGGATCTTTCGAGCAGGTGAAAGTTTTTTTCCGGGAAAAGGTTGACTGGCTTGTTTCGGCAGCCCTTGCGAAGCTGGAATCGACAGGACATCTTGCTCCTTGCAATGTCAGATGCGAGAGCGAGGCGATGGACAGGGTAAGGCATTTTCTCACAGTCAGAAGAAACGGCAGGAAGATAAGCACCGCTAGAATTTTCGCATGAAAGCGATTAGAATTCTGCAAAAAAATCCTGGGACGCTCCAATTCAAGGAGCGTTTTTTTTATGCACTTTCAGATTTTTTGGTATACCAAGAACAGCTTCATACGGCTATATACCTCTTAGGATGTATAAAATTTTATACACTTTTTTGTGTTTTTCTTTGGTATACCAAGGTTGGTATACCTAGTAAAGAATAGTATAGATAAGATTAGTTAAGTATATAATATATATAGCGTCAAAAGCGAGTTTTGACGCGCGGTTTTCCACAAGCTAGTTTTCTTCCTCCCTGTGGAAAACTTTAAGTCTCTTCATGCTTGCCTCCTGCTCTTGTCTGTGAAGAGTTTCCAGAAGCGAAAGAACCGCATTTCTGTTTACACCGCTTAGCGATTTCAGCTTTCTGAGCATCTCGTGCTCCTCTTCTGTCGTTTCCTCGGCGTTGACATATCCGCACTGCATGAGCCTTGCGCTGTTTGCCGGCTTGAAGCTATCCGCAAGCCTTGTCTGCGCGAATGCGGCGGACGCTGAAATAATAAGCGCGAACGCTATGGCTTTTTTCATTACCTCTCCTTTTTGCTTTTTTTGTTTATTTTGTGAAATGAACTATCCTGATTTTTTTGACAGGTCTTGCGCTTCCTGCTCCTGCTGGTACAGGCTTTCAAGAAGCGACTTAACGGCGTTTCTGTTTCCGGGGGTGAGCTGCCTCATTTTTCGGATGAACTCAAGTTCCTCTTCGCTTGCTTCTGATTCCGTTTCGCCCGTCAGGAGATATTCGACTGTAACGCCAAGAATTTTCGCCGCTTTGTAAGCAATGTTTACTTTCGGCATTGTTCCTTGCTTCCAGAACGTCATGTTTGCTGATGTTATTCCAAGCATATCGGCAAATTCCCTGCCCGATATGTCTCTCTTGTCCATGAGGCTCTTCATTCGTTCAAAGAATGTCATAACAGCTCCTTGGGTCTCTCATGTTTAATTATCGACAATGAAGTAAAAAAAATTAGAAAAATAATCAAAAAAGCCTTTACAAGTTAGAAAATTGAATATATATTCAAAGTATGCTTAGTTTTTTAAGCATAATTCTTAGTACACTAAGAATTATTCGTACTTGACAGTACGAATAAAGAGTTCCTGATGAACTCTAACAAATCAGAGCAACGAAGCAAAAAGTCATGCTTTGCTTGGTTGCTTTGGCAGCCGGTCTTCGGACGGAAGCCCCTAGGATAGCATGACAGCCTAGGGGCTTTTTTATTTTTGGAGGTTCGCATGGAAAGCGGAATTGAGGGCTTGGAGCTTAGCGACAACGTTAACTACGAAAGGGTCTGCGACCTGTTCATAACAAGAGAGACGCTTGCGGACGCAAGGAGCGGAGCGCGCCTTATGACAACTAAGGAGCTTGCGGAATCCCTTGGGGTTTCTACCGAGACCGTAAGAACTGCCGCAAGAAAGCTGATTGACCCCTCCAAATCAATTTGGAGGGTGGTGAACGGCGGAAAGTCGCAGGTTTTTGATGTTGCCCAGTCAACCGCAATCAAGATTGAGCTGCAGAACCGATCCAAGGTTGCGCAGAACGGCTTCCATTCGCTGACAATCTCCAACGACCTTGAGATGCTCGCCGTCCAGAAAAAGCTGAGCGAGTACCAGGACATGAGAATTGCCCAGCTGCGGCGCAGCTTAAAAGAGCAAGCCCCGAAAGTCGAGGTGTACAACCGGCTGATAGACCGCTCCGGGCTTGTGAACATAAGAGAGACCGCCAAGGAGCTTAACGTCAAGGTAAAAGACCTTGTTGCGTGGCTTATTGAGCATGGCTGGTGCTTCCGCGGAAAGCACGGCGAGATTGTAGCCACCGCCGAGGCGGTGCGAAGAAAGCTGATGGCTATCAGGGAATGCGAGAGCCACGGAAAGGTTTTCCAGCAGTCGCTGATTACGGCAAAGGGCAGGGCGAAGCTAGCCCTTGCGATAAAAAACGAAATGGACATTGGCTTATGACAAGTTCAGAGAATGAAAAAAAAATACAGACTGTTATGAAGGTCGGTGACGACGGAATAAGAAACGTGCCGATAGGCGGAGACAGTCCGCTTGAGATTGCAAGGGATATTGTGAAGTCGGTTTTGCTTTAGGAGGAAAATATGTGTGTTACGACAAAATGCAGCAGGGCTATCGGTCAGATAGATTTCTGCACAACGCAGGCTATCGCCGCGTTTCGGAGCGGAAAAATTTCCGAATCAGAAGTGTGGTCTTACATGGCTGAGCGCAAGCGGGCGGAGCTTGACGGAATGACGGTTTCCGAATGCATGTCAAATGTGTTCGGGCGGTGATTCGGAGAAAATGCTTAGAGCTTTTCTGAGAAGCAGGGAGCTTAGGAATTTTTTGCTTTGCATGATGCAGGAGGAAGAAAATGAAAGACGCGGATTCAAGAAAAAAAATAGCAGTGGAGCTTGCAAGGAGCGGAGAGATTCTCTGTGCGATGGTCTGCTGCGATGACTGGGGCATTGACTATTCAGAAATTGAAAAGGAGCTTGCCAATGCCGATTGAGGAAATTCTTGAGGAAATCGACAGGCAGCGGAATGTCATAATAAAGGCTATGAAAGCCCAGGACGAGCTTGTAAAGAAGATACGGAACGCAGACAGGAGCCAGTATGACTGGCTAAGCGTGAAGTCCGCCGCCGAGCTTGTGGGAGTAACATCCGCGGTTATCTACTCCAAGATAAATTCAGGCGAGCTTGAGTGCAAGCATATCTGCTCCAAGAAGTTCGTCAGAAAGTCCCAGCTTCTTGCGATTGACGACAAATATGGCGAGCAAGTACAGAAACATTAAGTGCATCTTTTCCGGGATTAAGTTCGATTCCAAGAAGGAGGCGGCGAGGTATGCGGAGCTTGCCATGCTTGAGAGAGCCGGAAGAATCAGCGGGCTTGAGAGGCAGGTGCGGTTCGAGGTCTGCCCGAAAGTCCCCGGGCTGAAAGGAAGCCGCTCAAGGCACTATGTCGCCGACTTTGTTTACACCGAGGGCGGAAAAAAAGTAATCGAGGACGTGAAGTCTTGGATTACGAAGAAAAACCCTGTGTACAAGTTGAAAAAGCAGCTTGTGCAGGTGAATTTCCCTGAATATGAGTTCCGGGAAATCTTATGAGGAGGCTATGCTGTGGATTTCCGCAAGAATTTTCTTGAGCTTTTCATTCTCGTTCTGAATCTGCGTGCTGTCTTTCCCTGTGATGAGGTAGTCTATGCTTACGCCTAGGGTCTCAGCCATGAACATAGCCTGTGTTATCTTGGGCGTTCGTCCGATATTGGCTTGCGATGTGAGGTTCTGCTCTGTAACTCCGCATCTTGCGGCGAAGTCCTTTTTTGTGATTCTGTTCACCTTGCAGAGATACTTGATTCTGTCCCAGAATCTGTTAATGTCGAAGTTTTCCATGCCAAGAGTATGACACAGAAATAAAAAAAAATCAATAAAAAAATAAAAAAAAACACTTGACAAAAGATTAAAAACAGATTAATATATAAGCATAAGGAATGAGGAAAAACAAAAAAAAGGTTCGCAGGTGCGAACAAGGAGGATTTATGTTCTTGACAAATGATTTTAGCTTGCAGATGCTTGAAGAGTTTCCTGCAAGCGTAAAAGTTTCGGAAGTCAGCGAGCTTCCGGAAGGTCTTGAGAGCGCGGTCGGACACGCCGACGGTTCTTGGAGTGCCGTGCAACCGCATGAACGTGAAGCTTAAAAAGGGCGACACTGTGTTTGTCGCTCAGCTTCAAGGCGGACGGCTTCCAGAGTGGTGCACAAAACTACCCGAGGGATTCACTTTCAGATTCCTGAAAGTCGAGATAGGAGGAAAAGATGAATGAAATCAAAGCTGTCGAGGCTGACAGCAAGGCCGTGGCGGTCGAGTATCTGCGCAGCATGGGGATGAAACTTCCCCAGCGGTACGAGGCGCAGTTCATAGAGCTGTGCAAGGCGTACCAGCTGAATCCGTTCAAGCGGGAGTGCTACGCCGTGGGCTACGGAGAGCGGTGGAACATAATCACCGGCTACGAGGTCTACATCAAGAGGGCGGAGCGAACCGGCAAGCTGGACGGATGGGACTGCACCGTGGAGGGGAGCGGGGACGGCATGATGGCGAAGCTGACAATCTACAGAAAGGACTGGCAGCATCCTTTCCACCACTTCGTCCTTTACAGAGAGGCTGTCCAGCGTACAAAGGACGGCTCCGTGAACTCTATGTGGGCGAAAATGGGGAGCTTCATGCTAAGGAAAGTCTGCATCGCGCAGGGCTTCCGACTCTGCTTCCCTGACGAGCTTGGCGGAATGCCATACACATCGGACGAGCTGCCAGAAATCAATATAACTCCGCAGTCTGAACAAATTGACAACTACCAGACTGACGGAACAGAGCAGACAGCGCAAAGACCGCAGGAAGCTCCAAGAGGACAGCCGACAGAATCAGCCATGAGACTTGACGGCATTCTGTCGGAGTACAGCAAGTTCATCACCGGCAAGCCGCTTGAGCTTGCGAACGAGGCACTTGCGTCCAGGGACGAGGCGAAGATATCTGCAATGGTTGACAGGTGCATCGCCTATCTCAAGGCTGGCAACGTGTGGAAGGTGGCGGTCTGATGGCTGAAACGCTTGAACTTGTGGCGACAAAGACGGTCGCCGGAAGCCTTGAGACGAACATAGGGCAGCTTGAGCGGTACGTTGACGCCAAGCTGGAGGAGTACAAGCCGGATCTGTACGCCGGGGACGCCGACAGCGCGAGGAAAGACCGGGCGGAAATCAACGGCGGAATAAAGGCTCTGTCGAAGAAGAGAATCGCCATAATGAACGAGCTGATGAAGCCGTTCGCTGACTTCGAGGAGCGGTGCAAGGCTCTTGAGGCGAAGATGAAAGCCGCATCAGTCGCGCTTGATGAGATAGTCAAGGCAAAGGAGCAGAAGGAAAAGGACGCGAAGAGGGCTGACATCGAGCTTGAGTGGCAGAACAGGAACTTCACGCTGTTTTCCCTTGACAAAATCTTTGATTCAAGATGGCTGAACAAGACCTGCAAGATGTCCGAGATACGGCGCGGCATGGACGAGGCGATAGAGCGGACGTACAAGGATCTGAAGACGATAGAGCGGTTCGGCTCTGACGCTGAGACGCTCAAGGCTCACTACCTTGACACGCTGGACATCGGCGAGACGCTTGACTACGGCGAGGAGCTTGAGAAGAACAGAAAAAAGGTGGCGCAGGAGGCGGCTGAAAGGGAAATCCGCGAGCACGAGCGGAAACTCAATGAACAGAGGCTGGAGCTTCAGGACGAGCAGAAAATCGAGGCTTCCGTTAACAGGATGTCCGCCCTTGTGTCCGCCGCCCTTGACGAAGAGCCGAAGCCTGAAACGGAGCTTCCGCCCAAGGCGGAGGAAAGGACATTCGCGCTGACGGTGCGGACAACGCAGACACAGATGATGTGCATAAAGGACTATCTGTGCAAGTCCGGCATCGAGTACGAGTGCAGGGAGATCGTGTTTTGAGAAGGTACACGGTTGACGACCTCCGCTATACGGTGGGGCAGAACATCAGAAAGGCAAGAACTGAAAAGCGAATGACACAGCTACGGCTTGCGGAGCTTTGCGGAATGAAGAGCGGCAAGTCCGGCTCTCAGACAATCTGCAACATAGAGCGTGGGCTTCATTTCCCTTATCCGAGAAGCCTGACAAGAATCGCTGACGCGCTTGAGGCTGACGTTTTCAGCTTCTTCAAGAAACTTGACTAGGAGAAAAATATGGACGTAAAAATCAAGATTGTTGGAAACGGCAGGATGCCGGAGTACAAGAGGGAGGGCGATGCGTGCCTTGACTGCCACGCGAGGCTCGGGGCTGACAGGATCTGCATTCCGGCGCACTCAAGATGCCTTGTGAACCTAGGCTTCTGCCTTGAGCTTCCTGAGGGCTGGGAGGCGGTTGTGAGACCTAGAAGCGGTCTTTCAGCCTCCGGCATTGACAATGCAATCGGAAGCATCGACAGCAATTACAGGGGCGAGGTCAAGGTGTGCGTCATCAACAACACGGACGGAGCGTTCGACATCGCGGACGGCGACAGGATATGCCAGCTCGCCATAAGAAGGGCGGAGAAAGTCAACCTTGTTCAAGTTGACGAGCTTTCAGACACGGAGCGCGGCGCAAGCGGCTTCGGAAGCACAGGAGTTTAGAATGACAGATGTGAACAGCGTAACTTTATGCGGACGGCTGACCGCGGACATGGGAAGCTCGCAGAACGGATTCAGCTACACGCAGGGCGGAACTGCAATCGGCAGGTTCAGCATAGCCGTCAACAGGAGCAGGAAGCAGGGCGACCAGTGGGTTGACGAGGTTTCATACTTCAACGTAACCGTGTTCGGCAAGACCGCGGAGAATCTGAAGCCGTACCTCACGAAAGGGCAGCTTGTGGCGGTTCAGGGATTCCTCAAGCAGGACAGATGGACTGACAAGGACGGAGGCTCAAGAAGCTCTGTCGGAATCATAGCCGACCACATCCAGCTCTGCGGCGGAAAGCAGGAGCAGAAATTCGCCCCGGCTGAGAACAGGATAGCTCCGCAAGCGGGCGGAAACTCCGGCTATGACGGCGGATTCCCGGAAGACATTCCTTTCTAGCGGGGGCTGGCAATGATTGAGATTTCAACTGAGGACGCATGAGGCGGAGCATGATACCGATGAAGAAAGTCCAGCAGGCGTTCAGCCATGCGGTTCTAAGGCGGGACTGCCGGTGCGTGGTGAGGGGGTACGAGCCTTGCGGCGGAAGCCTTGAGTGCTCCCACTTCTTCACGCAGGGTTCAAGCCCGGCTCTGATGTTCTACCCGGCGAACGCTAGGGCGCAGTGCAGGCGGCACCACTGGGAGCACCACTGCAGGAAGGACGGCTTCTACAGGCGTTGGCTTGAAAACAACGACCCGAAGGAGCTTGAGTGGATGGAGCGCGCCAGAAGCCGCTTCATAAGGTACTCGGACGACTTGAAGTCCATGATAATAGAGCTCTGCGAGGACGACCGGCTCGACCTTGTGGCGGAGCTTGTGAGAAAGGAGCTTGGAGAATGAGGTGTCTTTGGCTTGTCGCGCTGTCGGCTCTGACAATCGGAGTACTGAACTTCATGGTTCTGATAATGCAGGAGGAGGCGGTTTCAGACCTTGGCAGGAGCAACGAGGCTCTAAGGGCGGAGGTTCTGGAGCTTAGAGATGAGAACGGACGGCTTGAGCGGGAGCTTATGCAGAGCATGAGCATATTCGTCAACGGAGGATTTGACACTGAATAAATCCGCATACCCTCCCATGCGGATTATATAAAAAGCAAGGCTTCAATCCTTGGGTGTTGGAGAGGCTAAGTCTCTCCAAAGCTTCCAGCAATGGCGTGATACTGGTAAAAAGCCCGCCACCTTGCGGAAGTCCCGGCGGTCCGGGGGCGTCTCCATCACGCCGATTCCTCCTTGAAAAAATTCCATACTCCGGGTTCGACTCCCGGCTTCCGCATAGCCGAAGTTTTCGGCATGGTGTTACAGCCAGCTTTTACGACCTTTCCGAAAGCGCTCCGCACAATTTGGAGGCCGCCTCTCACGGGCGGCTACGCCGAGGAGCGAAAAGGCGGTTAGCTCTTGCAGTCTCGACAAGTGCAGACTGCGCCGGGCAAAATGGCATGAGGCACACTCCGTTTAAAAGCACCCGGAGAGAGCCGGGGAAGTCCGAATCTTCCCTGCCCGGTGTCCAGAAAAAAATATTCAGGAGGAATGTATGGTGGATGTGGCAGAAGAGGCGAAGGAGGCTTACAAGGCCGCTATCGTCAAGTATTTGCAGGAACGTTGCAGGACTGACAAGTATCTTGCCGAGGCGTGCAAGAAGGAAAACAAGACCCTTGACGGTGTTATAAAGTACATCATCGGCGAGGCAAGAAAAAAGTCGGAAAACAATGTCGCTGTCATTTCAGATGCGGAAGTCTACGAAATGGCGGCGCACTACATTCTTGAGGATTCCTTGGACTGTGAATACGGAAAGAATGTTGCGACCGACACAAATGTCGCTACCAATGAGGAAGATGACGAGGCGGAAATTTCCGCTGATGAATGCGATGACGGCGGTTCAGAACAGACGAAGCCAGCTCCGAAAGCCAAGGCAAAGACCATCGCCGAGGAAGCCCAGCTTGGATTCGACTTCTAGGGAGCGGACAATGTCAGTATACGGATATTTGAGGGTTTCGACCGACAAGCAGGACTACAACTCGCAGAAACAGGGCGTTGACGGCTTTGCGGAAAAACAGGGCTGGCAGATTGACAGGTACATAACGGATGAAGGGGTCAGCGGTTCTAAAGACCCTTACAAGCGCAATTTGGGGGTTTTATTAGATTTGCTGCATAAGGACGATGTTTTGATAGCGGCGGAAATCAGCCGTCTTGGACGTGATTTGCTTATGGTGATGGATATTCTAAACCATTGCATGAAAGTCGGGGCGGTTGTTTATACTGTTAAAGACAATTACAAGCTCGGCGATGACATCCAGTCGAAAGTGCTTGCGTTTGCGTTCGGTCTTTCTGCGGAAATCGAAAGAAAGATGATACAGGCAAGGACGAGGGAAGGCTTAATGCTTCGTGTAAGAAAAGGTGTCCTGCTTGGCAGACCAAAGGGAAGAAAGAATTCCGATGACGCTACAGTTGGAAATGACAAAAAAGCTGAAATTATAATGCAGTACAAACTTGGTGTTCCGATAAGACGGATGGAGCAGAATCTTGGAATCAACAGGAACACAATCTCTCACCGTCTTATCGACTGGGGGCTTATAACAGACCCGAAACTGATAAAGACTTATGAGAACTGGAAAAAGAAAGTCAATGCGAATGGGCAAAAGGCTTACTGGAAGAATAAAGAAGAACTTGATATTGTTATTTTTTCTGACGATGAAAAAGAGAAAATCAGAACTTGCATAGAAGCTGATTTTACGATTCCGGAAATCCACGAGAAATTGAAGAAATACACTTATGACCAAGTGTATGACACGATTTATAATGATATTGAATTCAACAGTCTTTACAGACAGCACGCCCAAAAAATACTTGTGAGTTCGCATAAGGCTGGAAGAAACAAAGGGTAAGAGTATGGACTGGAACGTTGCAAAAGTTTTAGTAGAAATTGGACTTAATCCAAAAGATTTTTACGACAATGTTTTGACCGTAGCAGTGGAGAAGCCCTGCTTTGACATCTTCAAGTTTGACGATTTTCTTCATTCCGCTTACGGAGACTATGAGGCGCAGGGAAAGTCAATGGCCGATGTGCTGCACGAGCGCTACCCGGCGCAAGAGCAGCGGTTGAAAACACTGTTTGGAGTAGAAGATGATTGAACAGATATGCGACAATTCTTTTTTGTCAAGGCAGAGCAACCTGATTAATGTATTTCCGCTTGTCGGCGGAAAGGAGCTTGAGGATGCCGTGAAGCCAATAATGGGAAGCGAGAGGCTGCACGCTGACAAGATGTATTTCTCATGGCTTGACTTCGATTCTGAAATTGGAATCATCGAGGAGATTTACGGCGCGAGCTGGACGCAGAAAGGGTTCACAGTGCAGAAGCTCCTTGTTGTTCCGGCGGACAAGAGGCTTTGCGCCTTGTCAAGGAACTGCTACCAAGGGTGCGGATGCGCCGCCGGATTCCACTCATACGGCTACAGGGGAAAGGACGTAAGGTATTATCCGTATATGCCGGAGTTCGACTTCTCCGCGATTGACGTCTCCAAGATAAGCAGGCACGAGCTTTACGGCTTCGAGCGCATTGTCCATCTTGACGATTCCTTGAAATATTGCGCATACAAAAGCGGGAACGGAATCTACGCAATCGACTACATCGGGCTTTACAAAAAATATCCGATTTGCGAAATGCTGATGAAACTGAACATCAAGAGAATGTGGAGCGAAAAAGCCCTTGAGTTCATCACTGCAAACAAGGATTTTCAGAAGTGGCTTTTCAGAAACGCTGACAAGGTTTCTGAAATGGCTTTCCATACGGCGAGAAACGCATTCAGGAAGAATCCCGGCGGCGATCCGGAGGACTACAGGAAGTCCCTCATGTTCAGAATCGAGGCTGGAAAAGAGGCTAGCTTTGAGAACAAAGCCGTCTATAAAAAAGCCTTGAAGCACGCCACGCAGGAAAGGCTGTACGCGTACATCAGGGAAAAGGGCATGGGAAAGGAGGCTTACGGCGACTACCTCACCGCCTGCGACTGGCTTCGCCTTGACTTCGCCGACACAAAGGTTCTTTTCCCGAAGGACTTCCATGCCCTGCATGACGACTACACGGCGCAGTACGCTGAATACACCAAGGATGTGGAAGTAAAAAAGCACTTGCAGCTCTCAGCGCAAATGCTGAAAACGGCGGAGAAATTCTCTTTCCTAGGGGCGTTCAAGGACGGCTCGTACAGCGTTGTTGTCGCAAGGTCAAAGGGCGACCTGATCAGCGAGGGCGAGAGGCTTCACCACTGCGTAGGCAGAATGGACTACGACAGGAGGCAGGCGGACGGAAAGAGCGTCATCTGCTTCATCAGAAGAAACGGTGAGCTTGACAGTCCGTTTGTAACCGCCGAGGTAAAAGTCGGAGATTCCCGGCTTTCCATTAGCCAGTGCTATGGCGACAACGACAGGGTTGTGCATGAGGTTGACGGATTCGTTGACAGCTGGATGAAATTTTCAAACAGAGAATACAAGAAGATAAAGAAAGGAGCTTAATATGGAATTTTTGAAAGAACGAGTTTTCACTGCATTAAATGCGGACGAATTAAAAGTTGGAAGCAAGGGATATTTTGCTGATTCATTGGGAGGACTTCGGACGCAGGTAGAACCGGGAAATACCGAATTAAAGTGTCTAACGGCTGTTACTAATGATTTCAATATGAGTCGTTTTTGTACAGGGTCTAGTGCTTTTACAATGTTCTATCTAGCTGAAGAACCTCAGGAAAAGAAGTTTCGTCCATACAAGGACACGGACGAAATGATTAACCATTTTTATAGGCATTTCAACTTGATACCTCAAGAGTATCACCTTCCGATGATTTGGATAAAAGCAAAAGGTGTGGAAAAGAATAAGTATCTTATAACACGTTTTTCTGAAAATGACATAGTAACTATGACTTTTGAAAAATGCGTTTATTCCACCAATTTACGTGTATTATCCGATGATTATACTTATCTTGATGGCTCGCCCTGCGGAATCGAGGAGTAACAAATGAAAGCGGATTCAAAGTTCAAAGAGCAATGTATTCCCGACTGTCCTTGCCACAGGACAATTACCCACAACGCCTGTCTGTTCTGCAATGCGTGCAGAAACTCACCTTATGTGAAGGATGAGATAGACGGAAAGTCGGATGATGAGATTGAGAAAATGCGGAGAGAAATTGAGGCGGAAGCATAAAGGTGATTGAATGGCAGATGAAAAATTATACACAACGGAAGAGGCTATGAGGATTCTTGGAATAAAATCAAAAACCGCATTTTTTGCGAAAGTCAAGAGACACGGCTTACATCCTGAAAAGCAGTGGCGTTACTGCTTCTTCACAGAAGAAATGATTGGCGACCTGAAAAATGACAGAAGGCGCGGACGACCTCGAACTGAAAAGAGCAGCCCCAGAAAAATAAAGACCGCCTCCGCAGGCAGAAAAAAAGCCTACTACTGGCGCGTGTCCGTATGGAATGACGAACTTTGCGCCTATGTCGTGGCGAAATGCGGGCTGACAAGGAAGGAGGCTGACGCGCTCATAGCCGGAAAGGACGCGGTCAAGAAGCCGTGCTGGAGGCGGTGAATGGACAAGTACAAGTGCATCATGCGGATAGAGAATTTCTCATCCAATGACGGCACTCTTCTTCTGTCCGTAAACGACTGCGGAGTGCGGACAGCCGTCAAGGGCGTTGTGTCCCTCTGCGAGGCTAGGCACGGCGGATATGTCCAGCTTGAGATGTGCCCTCCGTACAGGAAAAGGACGACCGGCAAGGAGTCTCAGAATTCCCATATCTGGGCTCATATCCAGCAGATTTCCGAGGAGACAGGAAATGAAGTTCCCGATGTGGAGGACTACGTGAAGCTCCGTGCTGTAAAGCGCGGCTATCCGTACCACGTAAACAAGCTGACTGGAGAGATAAAGCCTGAAAGCATGACAAAAATAAACACAGTCGAGGCAAGCTATCTGATTGACGAGCTTCACCTGATTGCGTCTGAAATGGAGATTGATTTGTATGAGGGATGACAAGCGCATCTGCTCGGCAAGCGGAAAAGTCTGCTATTCAAGAGCCGAGGCCGGGATTGTCATGCGGACTTGCAGCAAGAGAAACGGCAGAAGGTTCAGGAAGCAGATTCCGAGGCGGGCCTATTTCTGCCCCGACTGCGGATGCTATCACCTGACACACTGGAAGAATTTCATGCCGAAGAGAAGGAGGTTTTAGATGAAGAAATCGCTTTGGACTGACAAATTTTTCAGAAGGTATTATTCGATGGTGAAGGCTAGGTGTAAGTCAGGCACGCGCCACTCAAAGAAAAGAGAGCCGAACACGCCGGAGCGTCTTGCATTCATAAGGGAAAAGTACCGGGACGGAGTTCCTGCCGGGGAAGTTGAGAAGTGGATTAACAGTTTGTAATCACAATTTTTTACAATATGAACAAAAAAAAATCAATAAAAAAATAAAAAAAACACTTGACAAAAGATTAAAAAAAGATTAATATATAAGCATAAGGAATAAGAAAAACAAAAGAAAGTTCGCAGGTGCGAACAGGAGCTGGAAAATGCCAAAAATTAGATTGATAGACGGTCCTGAAGTAGACTGTCTTATGGACTTTGGATTTGGAAGTTTCAAGGATTGCGGTGATTCTTTCATTGATAATACTGGAGATAAATGGGAGAAACTGCCGTTTCCGTTGGAAAAATGCGGGATTTTCTTGAGTGAAAATTCTTATGTTTTTGTGAAGAAAGAGAACCTTTATGGTGTCGTTCAACCTAGATTAGGCTGGGGACGAATTTATGAAACAAAATCTGAGGCTTTGAAAGATTTTTCTTCATTGCATAAAACGGATTACAAACTTCTTTGCAACGGAATGTAAGGAGTAGCATGATGACGGCAAGTGAGATGAGAAAAATTGCCCATAAAAACGGCAGTTTTGATGAAGAGGTAAAAAAATGTATCTCTTCTTTAGAGAGAAATATAAGGAACGTTGCAGAAAGAGGCGAAACAAGTACGTATCTTTGCAATGTCTACAAGTACGCCAACTACTCAGATTTGTATAATGCGGTCATAGCTCATTTTGAGAAAGATGGGTTCACATTCAGGATAGAACAGAGGGTTATAGGTGGGGACTTGCAATACCCTGCTTATTATGTCCATTGGTAGGAGAAAAAGCTATGCTTTATCATGTTGATTTTACTGTTACTGGAAGTCTTTGTATCGAGGCTGATAGCGAGTCTGATGCAAAGAAGATTGTTAAAAGCATCGACAACTGCGAACTTGTCGAGCATATCGACGATGTTAAAGTTGAAGATGTCTATGATATTTAACTTATAACTCATGGAGGAAAAATTATGATTTATAGTTTTGAGCCGTTCGGGTATGAAGGCTCTTTGGTCGATGTCGAGGCTGACATCAGAGATGGAATTCCGGCAGTTGATATTGTCGGAATTGCAGACAGTGCGGTAAGGGAATCACGAGAGAGGACAAGATCCGCAATCAAAAACAGCGGCTTTGAGTTTCCGCAGAAAAGGGTTCTTCTTTCTTTAAGTCCGGCAGACTTGAGAAAAAACTCCGCCATACATGACCTTTCAATAGCCCTTGCGGTTCTCTGCTCGGCTTACAAGAAGTACCCGATTGAAAAGACGATTGCACTTGGAGAGGTTAGTCTTGACGGCTCTTTGCGGCCTTGCAACGGAACGTATGCCGCAATGCAGACCGCATTGAAGAACGGTATCACAAGAGCTGTTCTGCCTGAAAGTGCTGACAATCCACCAAAAGGAATGAAAGCCGTCTATGCCAATAATCTGAAAGAGGCGTTCTATCTTCTTGCTGACTTTGATACGGTTTCAGAAGATACCAAAACTTCCGGAAATTCCGCCGGTTCAGTGGAATTTCCTGAGCTTGATGACGGAGAAAATCCTGACGACATCTTTCTTCCGGACTGCGATGAGAATACAGTGAAGGCTGTCATAACCGCAGCCGCCGGAAGACATCATCTGCTCATGTGTGGCACTCCCGGATGCGGAAAGTCAAATGCTGCAATGTCAATGCAGAAGATAACTCCTCTTCCGACTTATGATGAATTTCAAAGCGTGAAGCGGATTTACAGCCTTGCAGGATTATTGACAAAAGACCAAAAATTCACTCCGTTTCGTGTGCCTCATCAGACCGTAACAATCGAAGGAATATGCGGAGGAGGTGTGAACTGCCGTCCAGGAGAAATATCGCTTGCTCACAATGGTGTTCTTTTTCTTGACGAGGCGGCGGAGTTTCGAACAAGCGTTCTTCAAATGCTCAGGGTTCCTATGGAATCCAAGCGTATAACTTTGAGCCGTGCAGGACGGTCAACTGTCTATCCAGCTGACTTCCAGCTTGTTATGACAACAAATCCGTGTCCATGCGGCAACCTTGGTTCTGAAAAGAGGCTTTGCCTCTGCTCATCAAAAAGCGTTGAAGTATTTTGGAAGAAATTCAGTGCGCCATTGCTGAACAGAATACATATTTCTATTAAAGTTGATTCGCCTGAAACTGACGAGGCAAAATCCAAGATGACAATAGGGCAGGCGAGAGAGATTGTCGCAGTGGCTGTGAGACGGCAGAGAGAGCGAGGAGAAATGAACGGAACAGCAGCCTTGTCATCCATTGAAAGACGCTTTGATGAAATTGCAGAATCTGACGCAAAGTCAAGTCTGTCATCTCTTTCTGAAAATCTTTCGGAGCTTGAGATTCTTTCTGTAAAGAGGATAGCACTTACGCTTGCTGACATTGACGGAAGCGACAATATTCTTCAGAAACATATTGACAGAGCGTCTGCTCTTCATCAGAGGACACCAGCCCAGATATAAATGAATGGCGGACGAAAGTCCGCCCAGGAGGAAATAATGAATAGCATGAACAATCTGATTATCGAGGGAAATGTTACCGAAAAACCTAAACTTGAAATATTGTGCAATGGAACAAAATTCTGCTCTGTAAATATTGCGGTTTTCAGAAGCTACAGAAACAGCGCAGGCGATTTCGAGGAAGAGATTTCATACTTCGATATAATCACCTATGGGAAAATGGCCGAAGTCTGCTCAACCGATTGCGAGCAAGGAAGAGGAATTCGTGTTGTCGGCAGGCTCAAACAAGAAAAATGGACTGATGACAACGGAAAAGCTCATTCAAAGATTGCAGTCGTAGCAGAGCATGTTGAATTCAAGCCGCTGGTTAAAAAGCTGGAAGGAGATAAAGCATAAAAGTATGGCGGAAAAAAGAATGTTCACGAAGTCTATTGTGCTAAGCGATGACTTTACAGATATGCCGATGAGCGCGAGATGCCTCTATTTCACCCTTGGAATGCTTGCCGATGATGATGGCTTCATCAACTCACCGAAGGCAATAATGAGGCAGTGCGGTGCGAGCACTGACGACATGAGAATCCTCATCGCCAAGAAGTACCTGCTTGAGTTTGAAACAGGGGTTATCGTCATAAGACACTGGAGGCTTAACAACTACCTGAGGAGCGACCGCTACACGCAGACATCGTGCGTAAGCGAGCTTGAGCAGATAGCTACCGACAAGAGCGGGGCGTACTTCAAGATAGACGAGGCGGAAGCACTTCCCAATGGAAAAAACTTTGATAATGTCCATGCTGAAATTCCTGAATCCATTCCGGCGGAGATTCCAGAAGCGGAAGACAAAAAAGAGGTTGAAGCTGCGGCGGAAACTTTGTCAGCTGAAAAAGTGCCTGATACGGAAAAGGCTTCCAAGAAGCCGCTTACCGAGCGCGATCCAGTGAACGACATAGAGCGTGTCGAGAAGGCTTATCTTCGGAACTACAACCAGCTCCACGGGCTTGGAATAATCCGCATGGAGAAGCCTATCATCAACTGGACTGCAAGCCGGAAGATGACAAAGGACGCCATCAGGAAGTACGGTGTCGGCGTTGTGCTTGAGGCGGTAAGGAAGAGCATGAACAGCCGGTTCTGCGTCACCAAGGGATACGTGCTGACAACGATACTGTCGGCGGGCGTGCTTGCAGGGCTTGTCAACGTGGAGAAGCCGCCCGGCAGGACACAGCTTGCGGACGCTGTGAGCGATGACAGCCTAAAGAACATCGCTTTCTAGGAGGCTTGGAAATGACTGTGATAGAAAAAAAAGACAAAAAGACAACAGAAACAGAAATAGACTTCCAGTCCATGATTCCAAGCCCGACAAGCGACCGCGAGGTTGAGCTTTACGAGCGGAGGCGGACAGAGGAGCTTGAGAGGCAGCGCAGGGCAAGGCTTCTTGAGCACTACAGAAGCGAGGCAAGCGGCGTGGGAATGAAGTTCTGGGACATGGAGCTTCCAGACTTCATAGCCGACACGCCTGAAAAGAAATCCGCTCTTGAGGCTGTGAAAAAATTCGTAGCAGAGCCGGAAAACCGGATAATGCTTTTATGCGGAAGCTACGGAACAGGGAAGACGATGCTTGAGAGCCTCTGCGTGAGGGAGCTTGGAGGATGCTACATAACGGCGTTCAGGCTTTGCACTGAGTTCGCGAGCGGTTCTGACTTCAAGTCCAGGCGGAGCAAATTGCAGGTGCTTGACTTCTACAGCAGGCTTCCGTTCCTTGCGGTTGACGAGCTTGAGGATGCCGGGGATGTCCTTGCGCTCCGCAACATAGTAATGGAGCGGTACGAGAACGGGCTTCCTACCGCCCTGGCGACAAACCTGACCAAGCTGGAGGCTGTGAAGTTCCTCGGCGCAAAAATGTTTGACAGGCTGAACGAGGTCTGCACAAGCCTTGAGATGGGCTGGGAGAGCTACAGGAAAAAACTTAGAAAGGAGCTTGCATGACAGAAGAGATGAGAAAAAAGCTGGAGAAAGCGGCGGAGCTTATAGCCGACAATCCGCTTCCAGTCCGCAAGGTGATGAAGAAAGTCGGCATTCCGTTTACACAGAACGCAAGGGAGCGTCTGCTCTACCGGCTTGGCGCAAACTATCCGGTCTACGAGGATGACAACGGCGTGATAGGAATTTTAAGGAAATAGGGGGGGTATATGACTGTAACACTTGAGAAGGAAGTGGAGGAGCCGTTCGAGTACAAGGAGCTTTTCCTGATGTACCTTACAGTGTTCACTGACTACGAGGTGAGCGAGGACAGGGACATCGAGACAGGGCGCGGCGTTCTTCACTACAAGGAGACGGATGTGAGGTACGAGATAACCAACATCGAGGACTATGAATTCGAGGGCTACTCGCTGTCTGAGTATAAGCAGAAATGGATTGCGGAAAAATGCCTTGACGCGGACACACGCATGGAACTCCAGTCTTTCGCCGAGGCGCATTCCGGGCATAAGGACGGTGAGATATTTGAAGAGGCTAGGAGAACCGCATGAAATTCTTGACAGGATATTTGACTTGCTTTTTTATGATCGCATGGGCATGTCTGGTTTTCAGAAACCTGAACAGAAGAAACTGCATTGTGAAAACACTGCTGTATATGGTTGCGGTTTGCACCGCGGGCATTATCTGCTTTTTATCTAACTTTATCGTGGAGTAAGAAATGACAGAAAAAGAGCTTGAAGAGAAAGCGGAAGAGTACGAACTGAATGTATGCGGTATACACGCAAATGCAAAACTAAGGCAGGCTTACAAAGACGGATTCAATGACGGCTATTCAGACGGCTACGAAGTCGGAAAGAAAAACGAGCGCGAGCTTCAATGCGGAAAGAAACACATTGAAGGTCTAAGAAACAGGATTCATTCACTTGAAGCAGAAAACGAAGCCTTGATGAAATCCGCAATTGTCTGGCACAAGATAATTTGCGAAGATGACCCGGACAACACAGGCAGATATTTGCTGGAAAACATTCCCGCCGAAGAGGACAAGGAATATCTTCTGAAAACAAAAAAATATGAGTTTGCGATTGATAAACTTGACTATGCAGAAGCAGGGTTCTTTTTCCAAGACTATGACTGGAGCGACATCGAGGCATGGGCAGAACTGCCGGAGGTAACAGTATGATAACAGATGAAGCACACAAGGCATATATCGCTGGATTCAATGATGCCGGAATGCGGTTCTCTCTTAACGGAATCGCAAAAGCAAGCTATGAAACCGCAAGGAAGCGGCAGGAAAACGGCGCAAACATATCCGTCAAAGCAAGGGATATGCTAAAGCACTGCGCAACGGAAGTTGTAGAGGCAATGGAGGCGTATACAAATTTGGACAATAGTATTGTATATGATAGTGATTATAAGAGTGATTGTAAAAATAGATTTGCTTCCGAACTTGCGGACATTATCTGCTGCGCCGCAATCATCGCCCATGCCGAGGAAATCGACTTGGACAAGGCGATGTCAGACTGCCTTAAAAAGAACAGGCTTAGAGCCGAGGGCAAGGGGGACAAGAAATGACTGAAAGACAGAAAATTATGGAGAGTCGGAAAAGCTACATACTTGCGAACGCCAAGACCAAGACACTGGGCGAGATTGCGCAGGCTCTTTCCATAAGCCAGATGACGGCGAGAGGCATATACGAGCTGATGGGGATTCCGGCACTCAGCAACTGCGCAAGAAAAAGGGAGGCTCTGAAAAGCCGCATACTTTCCTCGCACAGGGAAAAGTCAATCAGCGAGATTGCTGACGAATGCGGCTTTTCCTATGTAACAGTGGCGAGGACTTGCAGGGAGCTTGGAGTGAAGCCATTCAGACCTAAAACCGGCAGGAAAAAAATGACAGCCTCAAGGGACGAGATGATAGAGTGCCTTGCAAGGAACGGATTCACCTATGAGAGCATCGGGGACGCGTTCGGCGTAACCCGGCAGAGAATAGAGCAGATTGTGAACGGAGGCAGAAAATGACAGAAACTGACGGAAAGAAGAAGAAAGGTGCGAAGGACTACTCGCTCCTTGCGCAGGGCATAGCGGCGGTATGGATAGGCGGCTGGTCTGCTCTCAAGTTCGCCAAGATAATAGCAAGCGGAAATTTCGCCTCGCTTGAGATGACTGAGATAATCTTCTCCGCGTTCTCAATAGCGGCGTGCTTCACGCCTGTGTATTTCTCCATAGTCATGGACAAGATAAAGTCCATAAGGTTCGGTGATTCCGCAGGAGGAAAAAATGAAGGCGTTTAGAAAAACAGAAAAGACATACTCCGCCTGTGATTTCTGCAGGCGCGGCTTCAACATCGTTGACACAAGAAATCTTTTAGGCAAGAGATGCCCTTATTGCTACTTCGGCAAGGTGGAGAAAAAATGAGAGGCATATTGTTATTTTTGTTCAGAAAAAAATTCTACATGCTTCATTACATGATGTGGGACTACATCGCAAGGCAACTGGAGAAAGCCAAGCCGGACGATTTGCTAAAACCTTTTTATATTGACAATTTGAAGAAATCTTTCATTGACGCAAATTCAAAAGGTCAGAAAATAGTTTTTCTCTGCTATTTATGCGCCTTGCATGATGTGAAGTGCACTGATTGCCCTTTGTATAAGAAATACGGAAATATGTGCGCCTCTTCATTTTCTTATTACCGGCTCGTGAAAAATACAGATTGCTCAAAAAAACAAAGGATTGAGGCTGCAAGGAAAATAAGGGATTGCGTAGGAGGTGAAATATGAAATTTGAAAACACGGAAGTATGGGGATTTGAGCACGCTCTTAGGGGCTGTCGAAATCCTATGAACTCTTGGGCTAAAGGCGATTCTGGTTACATTGACAGAAGATTCAACGACCAGTTCCATATCGGCAAGAACGACCTAGACCTTGCACAACGATTGATAAAGGCAGGTTCTGAACATCGGAAATTTTTGCGACAAATTTTTGTTAGTGTTGATATAACTGCTCCGATGTACTGGTGGAACGAATTTGACACCTATAAAGTCGGAACAGTTGCAAACTCAACTTCCAAAATGCACAAGCTGGCAAGCACTCCTATTACAATGGACTGTTTTGAAATGGATGATTTTGCTGATAATGACGAGGAAAGCAATGAGTACAATCTATATACAAAAAATATGTGGTTAAAATTAATTGACCATTTGGAGGCACTAAGAAAAGAATTTAACGAAACGAAAGACAAGCGATATTGGAAGGAACTTATCCGCCTGTTGCCTGAAAGCTGGCTGCAAAAAAGAACTGTAACAATGAGTTATGAGAATGTTTTGAATATGTATACTCAGAGAAGAAACCATAAGTTGAATGAGTGGTCAGGCAAAGACGACCCGGTAAAGCCGAATTTCTGCTCTTGGGTTTTGGAGCTTCCTTATGCTAAGCAGTTTTTTATAGAGCCGTTTGAAAATAAAAAACAAGGGGGATTAAATGAAACAGTATTGTAGATATTGCTCAAACTTCTGCTGCGGCAATGGCGAATGGTGTAAGGAATTTCAGAAAGTAGTTTCTGAAAGTTACGCCAAGCGACCAAACAATTGTGAGAAATTCGATTTCTGCAGCATTGACGCTTACGACAGTACGAGAGAGTATAAGCCGAGAGAGAAAAGTCAAAACAATGACGGTGATTCAGGACAACAAACTTTATTCTGATAAAAGGAGATTAAAAATATGCACTATTACCCAAAGATAATCGCACCATTCAAGAGAGATTCAGCAAAATCAAAGTATGTGGATGAAAAGTCGTGGTCAAAGCCTGAATTTGCTTTTCTCAAAGACGTTACGTGGAGCTGGACTGCAAAGGCAGACGGAACTTCCGTTTATGTAAAATGGGACGGCGAGCGTGTCAGCTATTACGGTCATACAGACAAGACACAGTTCAATGAAAGAACAAAGAAGTGGCTTGATGAGACTTTCTGCACAAAGGAGACAGAATCAATCTTTGAGCAGCTGTATGGAAGCAAACCTGTGAATCTCTATGGAGAATTTGTTTCTGATGACTATAACCAGAACTACGGACACCACGAAGGCTATTTCTATGCGTTCGACATACAGAACGGAGCAAACGGCAACTGGTGGAACAGAGAAGCCCTTGAGGCATTTGTAGACACATACAATGACAAGTCAAGGATTGATATTGTTCCAGTTATGGTAATAGGACCGATTGATTCTGCTGTAGCCTTTGTAAAAGCCGCAAAAGAATCTTATAAAGGAAAAAGAGGTTTGAATCTATTATCACTGGCAGGTCGTATTTGTGAAGATAAATTAAAAGAACTTTTGAAATGCCCGTTTGATTCATCAGCACCGCTTGAGGGGCTTGTAGGCAAACCGCTTTATGAGCTTTCATTCGGCAACGGTGATAGAGTGATAACAAAAATAAAATGCGAAGATTTTGAAGTCTAGGAGATAAAAAATGACAGATGAAGATATTGATGTTGTGGTTTTCAATGACAAGTCGTGGGTCAAGTTTTCTGAATATATGGAGCTAAAAACTGAAAACAGAGAACTCAAAAACAGCATTGAAAAGATGAAAGAGAAAATAACAGACTTAATCTACAACGATGCGGACTGTCTGGATAAAATCATCGGGCTGCTTGACGACTGGGAGATTGACGATTGAGTACAGAATTAAGCGTAGATGAAATGATTGTGGCAACAATCAACAGCTCCAAAAGTCTTGATGAGCGTGCAAGAAATCAGATGGTCGCGTGGGTAAAATGTGCCGCTGACTTCGGGCATAATGTTGACGAGCTGGCGGAGCAGAATAGAAATCTGATAAAAGAAAACGAGGCGTTCCGTCTGTCAGAGAACGAGGCTGTCGAAATTATCTCCGACTTGAAAGACAAACTTTCAAAAGCGGAAAAAGAGCTTGAAAAGGAGAAATGCGAGCTGCTTGGGATTATCCAGCGGAAAGATGAGGTCATCAGGAAAATAAGAAATTGCCACAACTGCAAGAACGCAAGTTTTAGTTACGAAGATAATCACTGTAATCTTCTGCTGACTTTACAGTGCAGAAGTTATGACAAATGGGAGCTTAGAACATGACGGCAGAAGAAAAAGAACTGATAATCAGCACACCGATTGACGAATCGTGTTTTGAAAAATGGGAAGATTACCGCTACGAGGAAGTCAAAATCAAGAATTTTAACCATCCGGCTGAAAAGTGGAGGAAATGCACGTTGTGCCTTTATCCCACTTCCATATACGAGAGTCTAATCAGGGACTGCGAGGCAATAAGGCAGAAATACATCGAGACCAAGAACGAGCATTATTTTGATATGCTTGTTCATCTGCTCCCGAACTCATATAAGGCTGTAAAGCTATAAAAATAAAATTGGAGATTGAACAATGAACCTGATGAAACTTTCAGAGTACGAGGAGATAAAGGGCGAGATTTCCGGCAAGTCGGAAGCCTTTGAGAAAGGGCAGACTGTGGCGTTCGCATACATGGCTGACTGCATGGGTTGCTCTCTGGCATTCAACGGAATGGAGGAGCTGGTAAAGAAAATTGAGAGTGGACGGAAGCTAAAAGGCAAGTCTTTTGACGAATGGAAGGCGGACAACTCCCACGAGATAGAAGATCTTGCTGACTACTTTATGCGGCACGACACGGAAAATTATTTTGTCCATGACAAATATCTTGAGGCATACGAAAAGATAGAATCGCTATGCAAGGCTGCCTTTGACAGAGAGTAAAAAACAAGATAGACGTTAGTTTTTTTTGAGGGTGGATTATGAAGAAATTCTATATCAGACTAAAGACCAAGGAGATACGCAAAGTCATAGCCTCATCAGAAGAAGAGGCGTTAAATAAGGCCTGCGAATTGTTCGGAAGTGAAAATGTCATCGGATTAGCCGACATGAGCAAGCCCCTGACCAGTGCCGAGTGCAAGGAAGCTGCGGATATTTTCAGAAAGATGTTTTTTGAGTGTAAATGAACGGATTTAGCATAGACAAGCCGATACGGCTTATCGAGCTTTTCGCCGGTGTTGGAAGTCAAGCGATGGCTTTAAGAGATATTGGAGCGGACTTTGAGCATTATCGTGTTGTCGAGTTTGACAAGTACGCAGTGAAAAGTTACAACGCAATTCACGGCACTAACTTTGAGCCTGCGGACATAAGAAATTTTAAGGGTTCGGATTTGGGAATTGTTGATGTTGATAAGTTTACTTACTTACTTACTTACTCGTTTCCGTGTCAGGACTTGAGCCTTGCCGGAAAACAAAGAGGAATGACCAAAGGAAGCGGCACAAGGTCGGGCTTGCTTTGGGAAGTCGAGCGGCTTTTGAACGAAACGGAAAATCTGCCACAAGTTCTTCTTATGGAAAATGTGCCGCATGTTCACGGCTCAAAGAATATCGGCGACTTCAATTTGTGGATTGACTTCTTGAAAAGTAAGGGCTACAGCAATTTTTATCAAGATTTGAATGCGAAAGATTACGGAGTGGCGCAGAACAGAAAACGCTGCTTTATGGTTTCGATTTTGGGAAATGAAACTTACAGATTCCCGAAGCCTATAAAGTTGACTAAACGGATGAAAGATTATTTAGAAGATGAGGTTGACGAAAAATATTACTTGAAATCTGAAAAGGCTTACAAGCTGATTGCTGATTTAGAAAATCGGGGAATTCTTGACGGCAAAGAGAAAGTAACCTGCGACGGCACAACGAACAAGCCTAAAGAAATTGATGTTATGAACTGCATTAAAGCAAGGTATGACGCTGGCATTACTTCCTTTCAGAGCGATGGGGGGGCGGTTGTCGAACGTGTCTGATGAACAGAAATCGAATAGAAAAAATCGACAATGAAGTGAGTAACACTCTTATGGCGAGAGACTATAAAGGCTTCGGGAATCAGTCAATGAATGGAGTTGTTGAAATCGAATGATAAAACCAGAGTGTATAAATCTTTATGACGAAAATGGAAAAGAAACATCTTTTCAAGATAGAATTTATAGGACGGATAAAATTTCAGCAGCAATCACGGCAAGTTTTAGACCGTTTTATTTGGTGGAAAAAAAAATGACAGGAATAAATCTTCTCGGCGGACTGCCGGGGCATGAGAGAAAAGTCGGAGTATTCCAGACAGGCTACAGCGTATACGGCACGGACGGAATATCGCCGACAGTTCTAGCCAACGGGGGGGGGGTACGGAATTATGGTCGCAGTCAAGCAGATTGGAAATCTTTCGGAAAGCAAGAGGTGAATCCTAACACTAACCGTGTCTATGACAAAGCTGGCTTGTCGCCAGCCTTGAACACAATGCAGGGAGGAAACAGACAGCCTATGATTGTTGACGGCAAGAAAGCTCGTTACAGAATCAGAAAACTTACACCTAGAGAGACTTGGCGGCTTATGGGCTTTTCTGATTCCGACTTTGACAAGGCGCAGGCGGTCAACAGCAACACGCAGCTGTACAAAGAAGCCGGAAACTCGATTGTAAAAGATGTTCTTATGGCGATTTTCCGGCAGATGAACATCAAGGGAGTTGAAACTTGGAACAGGTAACGCTGTTCAACGGCGACTGCATGGATTTCCTTAAACGCATGGATTCCCGCTCTGTGGACTTGGTTGTTACAGACCCTCCGTATCTCATCGGGACAAGGGGAGCGGGAATGTATAAGCAGGCTGACAAGAGATATGTCAATGAGCTTGAGAAAATCAAGGACGGATTCGGCGAGAGCGTCCTTGACGAGCTTTGCCGGGTAATGCGGAAAGTCAACATCTATCTCTTCTGCTCCCAGAAACAGATTCTTCCGCTTCTGGACTATTTCGCCGTGAAGAGAAAGTGCAGCTGGAACATCATTTCTTGGCACAAGACAAACCCTGTGCCCGCCTGCGGAAACAAGTATCTCACCGACACGGAGTTCGCGCTGTTCTTCCGGGAAAAGGGCGTAAGACTGAACGGCAGCTTCGGCACGAAAAGGACTTGGTATGCCACACCGCTCAACCAGAGCGGCAAGAGGCTCTACGGACATCCGACTGTCAAGCCCTTGGAGATTGTGGAGAATTTCATTGTGAACTCATGCCCGCCGGGGGGTAGTGCTAGACCCTTTCATGGGAAGCGGAACTACAGGGGTAGCCGCCCTGAGGCACGGATGCGGTTTTGTCGGCTGCGAGATAGATGCGGAGTACTACGCCACGGCGGAGAGAAGAATCCTTGGCTTGCCAGAGCAAGCAAAACAGCAGCTTGAGCTTTTCAGCTGACGGTGGCTATGTCGCAGTCTTTGTATCTGTACGGCAGAAATTCCTTGCAGATTTCAAGGGCTTTGCTTTGATCAAAAAAAACTAGACTGCCATTTTCAGAGGAAAGTGAAAAACATTCCTTGAGCTTTTTTGATAGGGTCGAAAGATGTTTAACTGCTGAATTCAGAAAGTTTTTTTATCTTTTCTAGTTTTGAGCAGAGTATTGAATTCTCATTCTCGCTCTTGCTTTCTCTACGTGACTCAAGGCTCTTCTCAAGACGGAAATTTTTTGTGTCAATATGTTTTTTAATATTTTCCGCCAGTTTCGCCTCCTTATCCTTCAAATCGCTTTTCGGTGTGTATTTCTCTCCAGTGATAAGATAGTCAAGAGAGCATTCAAAGTAATCCGCCATATCAATAAGTTGCTTTAAGTTCGGATGTACTTTGTGATTAATTTGGTTTTGTATTGCTTTTGCCCCAAGTCCTATCTTTAGAGAAAAATCTTTCTGCGAGATGTAGTTCACCTTGCAGAGGTATTTCACCCTGTCCCAGAATTTGTCTATGTCGAAGTTTTCCATGCCAAGAGTATGACACAGAAGCAAAAAAAAATCAACAAAAAAATAAAAAAAACACTTGACAAAAGATTAAAAATAGATTAATGTATAAGTATAAGGGATGAGAAAAACAAAAAAAAGAAAGTTCGCAGGTGCGAACAAGGAGCTGGAAAATGAAAACTTACACACTGACAAAAGATGAAGAAAACAACAAAAATGTTCTGAAGCAGATTAACGAAGCCTGCGAAGCGTTTATTTACTTCGCGCAATGCAACGGATATGAAGTTTACTATCCTTTTGTAAAAGAAAACGGTTATTTGGAACTTGAACTTGTGCCGAATGATTTAGTTGAGTATCTGCCGAGAATCTATATCAGCAATAGAAACAAGCTGCTGAACCAAGATGAGTTAGCTGTTGAGATTCAGACAACAAGCTACGGCGCATTGAATCAGAAAGAATTCGAGAAATTTCTTGAGGGCCAGCAGAACGGAATGAGAGTCGCCGCTGAAATCAAAAAACTCTACAAAGAGGGATATTTTCCGACTGTGATTTGTAACTGAAAGGAGGATAAAGATGAAAAAGCATGAACTTTTACAGAGTAGTATAGATACAGTTATAGACTGCTGTGAGAATTTTCGTGGTTATGATAATGTGTTTGCTTTAGATGAAGATGATATTCCTTGTTTTCAAGGTGGCAAAATCTATATTCCTTTAAAAGCTAGTAAAGACGGAAAAAGAGCTTTTCTTACTCTTGTTCCTGATATTGAATTTTATTAGGAGTAACTGATGAGAATTGAAGAATTAGTAAAGACCGGAAAGAATGTTCCGGCAATCGGAATGGGCTGTACAATCCATTATTATTCGGATGCGGAGCCTGCGACTGTCGTCCGTTTTAGCAAGAGCGGCAAGACTTGCTGGATTCGGCAGAATGAAACTGAGGCAGACCCAAGTAAGGGTGAGATTTGCATAGGACATCAGAACTGGCTGATTAAAAAGAAATTCACGTCATCCGAAATACGTGTCTCACTCAGAAGTGACGGACGGTGGCGCTGTTCCGGAAGTGATTTGTATGTCGAGCTTGGGCGGCAGTACAAATATTATGACTGGGAATTTTAAGGAGGAATAATATGACAAAAGTAAAAGGCAAGCGTTATACAGATTTTGCTACAGCGTGCAAATGGATTGACAATAAAATCCTTTGCAATGAGATTCAGGAGATTGATTCCAGCATATTTGATAATATGCGTTTTGATTTCGAGGATGATGATGGCAACACTATTGATATATACCAATGGTTCATAACAGACTGCAACGAGAATGATGTTGAGTATCTTGAGAAGACCTTCGATATGAAATTCACTTATTCAGATATGCTTGGTTTATATATTCTTTGTGTAACGCATTTTGGAACTCCGTGGAACAGCGTCGATGTCGAGATTCTTAATGACGACTTGCCAGATGATATTGTTGAGGCTATGGAGAAAAGATAGATGAAGCACATAATTTTTGAGAACTACGAAACTTTCAGTGAAGACAACATAAGATTGGCGAAACAGACGCTTATCGGTAACGGCATTGACAATCCTTCTGATGATGACATCAATAATTGGCTTGCTGAGATGGAGTCTGACTTGTATATGACAGAAAAGGAGAATCTGAAATCTTATGACAACGGAACGGCTATCATTGTGATTGCCGACCTTGGTTTATGGAACGGAAGATATGTCGGGGTCAAAGGCGACAGGACATCCCTTACCTGTTCTCTTGAGACAGGCAAGGATATTGAGTGGTTCGAGACTTTTGTTGACAGCAATGGAGATTTGCGGCAGAGAGCCTCACATCATGACGGAACAAACAATCTGCTTTTCAGGTACTGGAAAGACGGCATTAGTGAGGTACAGAAAGATAATTTCATGGAGAAATGTGTGTCCGGCAATCTGAAAAAGTCGGACATATCAAGGTATACAAGAAAAGCCGGCCTTGCTATTGCAGAAGGGTACGGATGGAAAGTGAGAGGGATAGTGAGTGTTGAAAAATGACGAGAGAAGAGATTGAGAATAAGGCATACGGCCGGGCATGTCCTAACTGCCATTGCGTTTGTAAATCAAAAAGTGATAGAGAAGAATGTGCCATGTACCTTACTTATATTAACTGTTACGACACATGTTCAAGAGACATAGACGATCTTGAAAGTGAAAACAAAGCATTGAAAGCACAGATTGAAAGAATGAAATGTTGCGCAAACTGCGAGCATTAAGAATTTTATGACGATTATTTCTGCTCGTTTAAAGAAGAAGACAAGCGTTGCAAAAGAAATGTTAACCGAAGTTTAGGTGGTGTATACGAAGAAGATTTATGGGAGTTGGCAAAATGACAGAAGATGACATTGAAAAAGAAGCAGTTGCTTTAAAAACTGATATTTATGACAGGCTTGAGAACTACGATGAAAGCGATTTTGATGAAATCATGTACGACTTTGAAGAGCTTGAATATATGGGAATTGACCCATTCAGTTTTATGTAAGGAGATATAAAAATGATTTGCCTTAAAAAGTATAAAGCTGATGTCAAGTGCGGCTATGGAGATGATTGTAAAGAAATGACCATTGAATTTTGGGCTGCTGATGAATCAGATGCCCAGAATAAGTTATCAATACTTTGTGAAACAAATAGAAAACTTGACTATAGACTTAATAACATTGGTCCACGTTTTTCTAATATCGAGGAGATTGAAGAATGAAAAAAATCTATCTTTTCTATACCTGTGATTCTAACAAAACATTTAATTCTATGAGAGTTCAATGCGTTACTACATCTGTGCGCCGTTTGAAAAAATCTTTGATAGATAACATCAATTGTTGTCTTATTCCCGGTTTGACAAAAAGCGATAAAGATATGCATATAAGAAAAGTCAATGAAATTTTCAGCAGAACAAATCCGTTTATGGTTGGATCTTAAATAAACAGATATTTCAGTGGTTATATTTATATTCAGACTTGGAATGATTAAAGAAAATAAATTAATTTTCGGCTTTACAAAAAAGTCAAACTGTAAGAAGGTAAATATATCAAGGGATTAGCTACCTTACAAAAAAGCATTAGGAGTACTACTAATGAATAAAGAAGAGTTAAAACTTCTGAAAAAACTTGTAAGAGAGTTGATTGAAAAAAGCAACCAAAAGCCAACAAGTACTGATGTGATTCAAACTGTCTGTACTATTGTGATGGCTCTGGTTGCAGTTCTATGTTTTGTCTTTTCACTAATGTAAAAAGAAACTTTAGAACTTTGGAAGTTGTGGGCTATCTGACAACCCACAACTTCCTTTATTTTACTTTCGTTAAGGAGGTTAGTCAATGAAAAGATGGCATTTATGGCTTACAACAATAATCTGCATTGCAGTTGTTATTGTTATTCTTATTGTAAAATAAACAGGAGTTTTTTATGGGATATGATTTGAGAACCATTCATGGTTATAATTTCTACAATGTATCGTCTTGCTTACAGAAATCAATTCGGCGAGCAGATGCCAGATTGTCTGGGTACATGGCCCTTGAACTTTGGAGTTCTGGCTATGTTGCGTATCTGTGGAAAAGACTTTTTACAATTTCTGCTGAAGATTGCTGGGGGATTCTTACAAAAGAAATAGAGGCACTGTGGCAAGGCTATCAACTTGTAAATGATAAGTCAGATAAGCCTAAAGGCAGAATTTTTATTTCAAAAGCTGTACTCTTGTTGTGTGAGGCAAAGAAATGTAGGGATGCAGACCATTTGTCAAATTTTGTTTATGATAAAATGAATGGCTTGACAGCAGAACAGCTTGAAAAAGAAATTTCTGAATCTACAGAATATGTGAAGTTGCCCGGCTATGTTTATGATGTTCATACTATCACTGGAAAGAAAATGGGGAAAACAAAGGAAGAATTCTTTAAGGAAGAATACGAGGCATTGAAGCCTCGTGAGCCAGGTCTTTTTGATGATGTAATATAAAACATCAATTTGTAATAAAACACGTTGTAAAAAGGCTTTTTTAGTCTGATACAGCGTGTTTTTTTTATATTTATAATTCACATTTGCGAAATATTGTTGTATTATATGAGATATGGAAGATAACCCAAAAGTAGACATACAGACACAGTTTGTGCCTAAAAATGAAAATTCTGAAAAAAGAATTGATGTTGTTTATCTGAAAGCAGAAGAGATAAATACGAATTTCGGCAATCCAAGAAAAATTTCAAAAAAGAATCGAGAGGAGCTTCAACGTTCTATAGAAGTGTTTGGTGATTTTGGTTGCTTTATAGTTGATGAGAACAACTCTGTTATAGGTGGCAATCAGAGATTGTCTATAATCAAGGATTTATATCCTGAAAAAAAGTTGTTATGTAAAAAACTTATAGGTTATTCAAACGCGGAAAAAAGAGCAATCAATATAAAGGCAAATACACATTCAGGCGATTGGGATATAGAGTTGCTTGCAAAATGGACTGCTGACCTTAATATTGATTTTGATATAAAAGATGAAGAAAAGTTAGATGATAAAGATATAAAAGGTATGGATGTCATACCGTTCGAGAAGTATGACTATCTTTTGATAGTGTGTCGAACAGAACTTGACTATACAAATCTTCTTGGAAAGTTTGGTATGGATGGTTCAGAAAAGGCTAAAGTAACTGACAAAAAAAGTATAAAAGCGAGGGCTGTTTGGTATAATGACGTTGCAGACAGATTCAAATAATACAGTTGGTTTTTATATACCGTCATATAAAAGATATGACAAACTTCACGACAAAAAATTGCTATCAGCAGGTTGTACTTATGTTGTAAGAAAATCTGAACAGCAGTTGTATGAGGCAGAAGGTGTTGATGTTATTGCTGTTGAAGATGACAAGATAAATTCTCTTGGTAAAGTCAGACAATGGATAATTGATAATGCAAAAGAAGATGTTGTTATCCAGATTGATGATGATGTGGAAAAACTGTCGTATATGTTCAAGCAGTCTACAGTGTATCTGACTGAATCTCAGGTTATAGATGAACTTATGAGAATATCCCAGATTCTTATTGATTTAGAACTAGGTTTTGCAAGTCTTTCTATGAATCCTGACCCTAGACGGCATGTAAGCGAGTTTTTATGGAAAGCTATAACTGGTGGTATATGTTGGTTCAACAAAAATGCTTTGCGTGGCAGATACGAACAGTCATTGATGAAAGTTGACGCTGATTTTATGATGCAGGAGATATTGTATAACCGTATATGTATTGTTCCTGATTATCTTTGTTTGTATGCTAAGCATGATACAAATAAAGGGGGCAATAACACAAATAAAGATTATGTAAGACTTGTTGAAAACAACTCTTATTTAAAGTCTAAATGGGGTAGATATTATGATTTTGACTACAAGACAAACAAAACCAAAATTCTTGTAAAGAGGTAAAAAAAAATGGGTGGTCCTGGAAGCGGAAAGCCAGCTGGTTACGGCAGTGGCAAGTATAAACAAAAAGTTAGTATGGATGTTGTTAAAACTATAGTTGCTGACATGAAAAACAATGATTTAAAAGGCTGGAGTGCAGACAGAATTGCAAAAGAATACAGACTTGCAAAAGTTGATGCAAAAGCAGTTGCCAAACGTGTAAAATAATTTAAACAAAGATGATTTAATGTTTTTCACTAAAAAACCGATAATCAAACTACTTTATACTATAGGAGTTTGATTATGGGAAAACCTGCTGGGTATGGTGCTATGAACGGCAAATCAAAAAACGTCAATACTGTAAAAGAGGCTTTTGAATCTATTGATTTTGAAAGATTTTCTTATGGTAATATTGGCGTTTGTGTCAATTTATTATCTATGAGTATCGAAGATAAAAAGAAAATGGAAAATTTTCTTGATGTTTTCGGTGATAAAAAAATAAAATCATGGCGTATTGTTCATGATAATTCTGAAAACAATTTCGCTGATATAGTTTTTGATTTCGAGTAATTTTTTTTGCTTCCATATTTTATGACTGCAAAAAAAAATATGGAGGCAATGAAATGTCAAAATTTGAAAAAGAACAAATTTTTGAATATCCAAAAACTTTGATTGCTGGCTATGGCATAGTTGGTAAACATTTAAAAGAAGAATTCAAATTTGCAGAAACTTATGATCCTGACAAAGATATGAAGGCAGATTATGTTAATCCTCCTGAAAAGAAATATGACGTAGCTTTTATTTCTGTTCCAACTCCTAAAAATACAGATTGCAGTTGTAATATAGATTATGTAATAAATGCAATAAATCAGATAAATGCAGGTATATATGTTTTAAAAAGTACAGTTCCACCTACCACAACAGATATGCTTTCAGAACGTCTACAAAAGCATATTTTGTTCTCTCCAGAGTATTTTGGTGCAACACAGTTTGCAAATGCTGGTTGCGATTTTGTTATTCTAGGTGGTAATGACTATGAATATTCAAAAGTGCGAACTTTGTATGAACTTGTAAAAAAATCTGATTTTCAGATTTACCATTGCAAGAATACAGAGGCAGAAATTATAAAATACATGGAAAACTGTTATCTTGGCTTAAAAGTTATTTTTTGCAATCAATTCAAAGATATTGCAGATTTGTATCATGTTTCCTATTCTGCAATAAGAGATGGCTTTGTTCTTGATAAAAGAGTTGGTAAATCACATACATTTGTTTATGATGATTACAGAGGTTATGACAGTAAATGTCTTAACAAAGATATTCCAGCTATCATTGCTGCAATAAGAAAAGCAGGTTTTTCAGATAAATTCATTATGGAAGATGTTGAAAAAATAAACAAAATGTATAAAGGAAAATAATAATGAGTGATAACAAAGATAAACCGTGGCTTTTTCAAAAAGGCAAATCTGGCAATCCTAAAGGCAGACCAAGAAAAGGCAAGTCTTTTTGTGATATTTTGAATGCAGAATTAAAAAAACAGAAGCAGACTTATACCAATCACTCAACAGGGGAAACTAGAAATATTGACGGAAAAACAGCCTTGTGTCTTGCTTATATAAAATTGGCTTTTACGGCAGAACAAGAAAATGTACGTGCAAACTGCATGGAAAAAATAATGAAATTTATAGACGGCGATTTTGTTCAGCATGTTGATATGGCCGCAAATGTTTCTGGTATTGGTATAATGGAAAATGTAAAAGATTCCCTTGATAAACTAAGTCCAGAAGAGCGTGAGGATTTTCTCGATATGTGTGATAAGATGTCTGAATCTAATGAAAAATAATGGAAATTTTATCTACAGATGCTGTTGAAATTTTTAGAAGTAGATATTCTCATTTAGCTTTTATAAAGCACTGCTGGCAAAAACAAGATGAGCCTTATGTTGTTGGTCGGCATACAAGAACAATATGTCATCTTATTGATACTGCCATAGAAGATTTGAAGCACGGCAAGTCAACATATCTTGTAATAAAGGTTCACCCTCGTGCTGGTAAATCAGAAATTCTATCGCAGAATCTTACTGCCCATTTCATAGGCGAATTTCCAGATAAAGACGCTATGATATGTTGCTACAATTCAGTCCTTGCATTGAAAAATTCAAAACTTGCACGTGATATAATCAAAAGTGAAAAATATCAAGAACTTTATCCTGATTCAGTAATTGACGGTGGTGTTCAGCAATGGGGGATTGAAGGTCATAAAGGAATTGTTACTGCCAGTGGTTTGATTTCTGGTATTACAGGCAACGGTTATTCTTTAGGTATGCTTGATGATTATATTGCAGGAAGAGATAATGCAGAAAGTCAAGTTATAAGGGATAAAATATGGGATGAGTTCACAAACTCATTCTTGACTCGTAGAGCTCCAGTTTCTATAACTATTGTACTTGCCACTCAATGGCACGTTGACGATATTATCGGTCGCATAGAAAAAAAACTAGACCCACAAAGTGATGACTATGATGTGCATTTTCCAAAGTTCAAGATAGTTTCCTTTCCGGCTATGAATGGCGAAGGTGATGTGTGGGTTGAAAAGAAAGGAGATGTGAAAGCTCATTGGGAACATCAGAAATGGGATTTTCTTTTTCCTGAAAGATTTACTGATGAATTTTATCACCAACAACGTGCTGCATTGGGTGATTATTCTTTTTCAGCCCTTTATCAGTGTACTCCGCAGACACGTGGAGGCAATCTTTTTGTGACAGATAAAATACAATGGCATGATTCTCTTGAAGATTTCCCAAAGACAAAATATTTCAGGGTATGGGATTTGGCTCATACGGCAAAACAGACACAAAAAGCAGACCCGGACTGGACCAGCGGAACACTTTTGACATACACAAAAATAGACGGTGTTTGGCATTTATGGATAAAGAATGTTTCAAGGATGAGGGGAAAATCTCCCGAAAGAGATAATTATATTCGTGCTGTATCAGACAATGACGGTACAGGTGTTACTATCGTTGTTGAAAATTCAGTTGATTCTAAAGATGCTGTAAGCAATATGCAAACTATCTTAAACGGCATGTATGTTGTGAAGCCTCTGAACATAAATATAGACAAGGTTGCGAGAGCCGGTTATGTCGAGCCGATTTTTGAAGCCGGACACGTCCATATCCTCAGAGGCAGCTGGAACCTTGACTGGCTGAACGAGGTCAAGGAGTTTCCAAGCGGTAAACATGACGACCAGATTGACAACATAACGGCCGGATATTTCATGTGCTGTCAGCAGACTTCGAGAATTTCAGTCGGAAGGGTTCTCGGTGTATGATTGTTGAACTTCTTATGATATAATTTTTACGGACAAGAAAAAGGAGGCTGCCAAGGTCTGTTTTTGATTGCAATAGCATTTATTTGAAATATCTTCCTAAGTGGAAAAAATGCCGTGATGTTGTTCAAGGCGAAGATTCTGTAAAAGCCGCAGGTGAAGTATATATTCCTCGCTCCTCCGGCATGGACGATAAGGATTACCGTGATTACCTCATGCGTGCGCAGTTCTTCAATGCGACCGGCAGAACCCTTGATGGACTAAGCGGCATGCTGAACCGCAAGCCTCTTATTGTAAATGTTCCTAACGGTATGAAAAAGTACCTTGTGAATGTTGACGGAAAAGGCCATTCCCTCAATCAGTTTGGAGCGTTATGCTCACGTGATGCTATCATCACGAACTGGGGAGGTATTCTTGTCGATATGCCGTACTTGCAGGAAGTCAGAAGCCAGCGTGATTTTGAGGAGAGCGACCAGTACGCCTATATGGTTTTCTACAGGGCGGAATCAATCACAAAATGGAAGTGGCAGACGAACGGAAGAAAGCAGAGCCTTAAATATGTTATCTTCAAGGAACTTGTCGAGGTTGAGACTGCCCAATATACGACCGAACTGAAAGAATACAGGAGAGTATGCGAGATTGACGAGACAGGCTATTACCGGCAAACACTTTATGATGACAATGCGAATATAATAAAGCAGGTATATCCAAGTTCAAAAAAAGGCAAGTTCAGGGAAATTCCGTTTTATTTCTTGTCATCAAGTGATATGCCGTCAGAATCCATGATTGAGGATGTGGCTAATGTTAATCTCTCTCATCTAAGAAAATCTGCTGATTATGAGAACGGGCTTCACTGGTCAGGTGTTCCTACTCCGTGGTCGCAAGGTGCAGACCCACAGATTGAAATGATAAACGGCGAGGAAGTTGCAAAGCCTCTGAAACTTGGCGGCTCGATAGTTGTGAATCTTCCAGCAGGGGCAAGCATGCACTATCTTGAGTACGGCGGTGCTGGCTGTTCATCCATAGCTGCCGCCATGAGTTCCGATGAGGACAGAATGGCTATTCTTGGAGCAAGAATCATATCACACGAGAAGAGAGGTGTCGAGGCAGCTGAAACTGCAAGGCTTCATCATGCGTCTGAAAATTCAGTTCTTGCGGAGTTCGCAATAAATCTTTCAATTATTTTCAGCAAACTTGTAAAGATATATCTTGAATGGAGTTCTGGCAAAGAACTGGCAGAAGAAGATGTTAAAGTCAGCTTCAACACAGACTATGACGTTTCAACAATGAGCGCGCAGCAGATTACCGCGCTTGTCTCTTTGTGGCAGAGCGGAGGAATTGCAAAGCGTGATTTGTTCGACAATCTCAAAGACGGCGAGATACTTTCAGCAGAACGTGATTTTGACGAGATGAACGCCGAGATTGACGAGGAGCAGATTGCCAAGAACGCCCAGTATGCGGCGATGCCGAATGTTGATGAAGAGCAAGCTGGCTCTTGACAGAAGATAAGCATTTAAGAATAAAAAAAAAGGACTGTGAATATGGTTTTTCGCATAGTTTGCGGACGTTCTTTCCTGACAATGGCTGATGCAAAGAAGTGCCTTGATTCTATTGGCGACAGGGCGAGCAATCCTAGGATAATCCAGGGAGAAAGCGGAGCATGGCTTGTCGTGCTTTATGAAAGTAACAGCAGAAAAAGAATCGAGCAGGGGTACTGGCATTACAAAAGCCTTGGCTTGGAAGTATTTATACAGACGGTATAGAAACGAAGAATGAATAAGATAGAAAATGCTGTAATAAAATATCAGATAGATTTTGAAAAATACAAGAACGGTCAGGCTGACGAAATAATAGAACTTCTCGACAAGGCCAACGCAGAAATAGCGAAGTATCTTAAAAAGACAACAGGCGTGTACACAAAGGCACGGTACAAGGAAATTGCGAAGAAGCTGAAAAAAGTGTCCGCCGCGCTGAAAAAAAACGTTGACGGCAAAATTGACATTGACGGCGTTATAGACTATGAGCTGAAAAAACAGAGTAAAATCCTGAAAAAAGCGAAGGACTTAATCCGTGAGATACAGGGAGCGGACACAAAAGTTAATTTCCTTTATCCGAGCATGGAGCAGATAAAGACCGCTGCGCTTTTCAAGCCTGTAACAATAGGCGGCTACGGAATGACGTATCAAAGTTATCTTGACGGCATAGAAAGCGGACTTTTCAGCACTTGGGATAATGCGATTCGGACAGGCTACTTGACAGGGCAGACAACGCAGCAGATAGTCCGCAATGTTATGGGCGGTGTTTCTGCACAGGACAAACTGACTAATCCAGGTGCAATTAAGGCTTTGCGTAATTCGATTAATTCAAACACTCGCACGGTATTGCAGAGCTTTGCGAATGAGACAAGAAACAGGATTTTTGAAGAAAACGAGCAGTATTTCGGCGATGGAGAGAGCGGTTATAAGTATGAATATTTAGCAACATTGGATAATAGAGCTTGCCTAGTCTGTGGCAACGAGGACGGCAAACTATACAAGTCATTGAAAGACGCTCCGGCAATTCCTCAGCACAGGGGCTGTGTTCTTGACGGTACTCTCGTATCTACCGTTGGCGGGATTTCTAAAGTGTACAAAAGGCGATACAAGGGCTTGCTCTACCGTATCACTACTGCCAGCGGTAACACACTCACCGTTACGCCAAATCACCCGATATTGACCGACAAAGGATTTGTCCGTGCTCATCTCCTGAATGTAGGGGATAATGTGGTCAGTGATAACGGACTTGAAACTCTCGACATCATAGGCGAAAGCAAAGATAATCGGCAAGCCCTCGTTCAAGATGTATTTCGTTCTTTCCGCAAAAATCCGTCTATGGTTTCCTGTACAATGCCAGCTGTCGCCGAAGATTTCCACGGCGACACCGTATATAATAAAGTCCACATTGTAACCGCCGACAGGGAACTGCGTAGCAAAAGGAATGTTTCTTTCTTTAAGGATTTTGTAAAAAAGTTCTTCATATGGAGATTCAATCCGATTGATGCAAAAACGCATAAAGGCGGCTTTTTCCCATTCTTCGACAGACTGTTTTCTCCCTTTACACGCTTTGTGTGCGTTTTCCATAAGTTTATCAATCTGTTCTTTTGTGTAATGCCGCATTCGTTCAAGTTGCTGTTCGTGCGCATTTCTCATAGGAATATTGTTGCGCCTGAAAAATCCAATCATCTGGGTTCTTGTAAAGCCGAGCCGTTCGGCAATGCCCGCAACTCCAATTCCCTGATTGTAAAGTTCAAGAACTTTATCAACACTAAGATTATCGGTAAGGTATCGCCGTCTGGTGCTGATGTCGGCTCTATGCAGGATGTTGCGGATAACGTGTTCGGAAACACTGAACTTTCTAGCAATATCTTTGATAGATATTCCACCCAAATAAAGATTGACCGCATTACTGCTGTCGATGTCATTAAGAAGTCTTGCCATGTTTATAACCTCGAAACTGAAAATGGTTGGTATATTGCCAACGGTATTATAACACATAATTGTAGGTGTGTAATACTTCCATACTTCAACATAGAAGGCGCAACACGTGCAAGCAAAGACGGATATGTGTCAGATAAAATCACTTTTGACAAGTGGCTTGAGAGTCAGGACGATAAAACACAACAAGAAGTGCTTGGTAAAACAAGATACAATCTTTATAAGAATGGTGAAAAAATAAAAGATTTTGTTGATGGTGGCAAGACTCTCACTTTAGCTCAACTAACTGAACGTGGTGTTTTTGATATTTCAGGTGGTATTCTTGACAAATCTCATGCAGAACAGGAACGTTTTGCAAATGATTATTATCAAGAAATATCAAACAGAAAGACAAAAAGCGACATTGCAAAAATATCAAAGAATACTGGTTTTCCAGATGAAAAAGTAAGAGCTGTACGCAAGCATATTTTTGAAGATAAAGAACATTTATTGTCTGATGGAAGTAAAGTTAAGTTTTGTGCTGATGCAAGGATTGCTCTTGCTTGGCAACGTCTTGAGCAAAATAAAGCTACAGAAACCGATATTATGCTTTTGAATCATGAGTATACTGAACTTTCTTTTATGGCTAAAAAAGGTTATAATTATGAAAAATCTCATTGGTTGGCAGATTTGCGTTATCCATGGGAATTTAAAGTTTATGAAAAATGGAGGCTGCTAAATGATGTTGAAATTCACGAAATTGTCAGAAAACAGCTCAAAAATTATTTATGAAATAATGAATGGTGATTTCGGTACTGTTGAATATGATAAAAAAACTGGAACTGTTGTATTTTTAAATTCTGATGGTTCAAAGAATAATACCAATGATTTTGATTATGCGTTTTCTTTTGTAATAAAAAATAATTTTCCAAAATCTTATATATATGCAGCAGGGTGATATTCAAGTTATGTATTATTAGAATACTATTTCGCAATTGCGAACTTGACAACGGCATAATTGTAATGTATTCTGAATTTTGAATGACAGCTACGGAACGATGTCTAGGACTGGATTCCGTATAGGCAAGGCTGAAAAGTCATATCTAAACTCACAAGGTGGGGATAAATCAATGTTAGACGAAAATTTCTTGACTGAACTTTTTGGAAAGGAAGATGTGTCCGCAGAGGATAAAATCAAGTCCATTCTTGCGGAAAAAGATGCTGGCGAGCGTGCGCTTATTCAGAAGCGCGACGAGCTTCTCGGAAACGAAGTCAAGCTGAAAAAGCGGATTTCTGACTACGAGAGCGGCAAGGTCGAGTACGAGGCTAAAATTACCAGCCTGAATGATTTGCTTGAAAAGGCGAACAAGGGGGACGAGGTAACAAAGCAGCAGTACGAAGCCAAGATTGCAGACTTGGATAAGCAGTCCAAGAAAACCCTTAAAGAAATCTCCGATTCAAGGGATTTCTATAAGAAGCAGTATCTTGATTCGCTGTTCAGTAAGTCAATGGAAGACGGTGTTAAGGAACTTGACATTGTTCCGGGACTGAAAGACGGCTTCGTCGCAAGAATCACTTCGATGAACGACTTCCAGCCGAAGGACGTGGACGGAAAGGTTGTATTCCTTAACAAGGACAACCACACAATCGGCGAAGTTGTGAACAGTTTTGCAATGACCAGCGAGGGCAAGGCGTATATCCGCAATGTCTCATCAGGAGGCGGCGCGGCAGGCTCTGCTCCGTCCGGCTATGGCAACGACAAGCAGCTCACTTCCCAGCAGATTGAAAACATGAATGACCAGCAGCTTATGGAGTTCGCTCTCAAAGGCGGCAGGGTCGTAGACTAAACGAGGTGTTGAAAAATGAAAATTATTCCAATGTTGATTCCTTCATTGCTTCGCTCACTTGATGTCGTAGCAAGGGAAATGACAGGTGTCTTGTCGGCGGTTACACGCGACTCAAGCTCAGAATCTATCGCGGTTGGGCAGAAAATCAACTTTCCTGTAAGCACTGCAATGAAGGCACGTGATGCCACACCGGCAGCAAAAGCTCCTGATGTTGAAGATGTTGAAATCAAAAACAGAACGCTTGAAATCACAAAGTCAAGGGCACAGGACATTATCATTGTCGGAAATGATGAAACCGCGCTTGGCGCAGCGCATCTTCCGATGCTTGAGAACCAGATGACCGAGGCGATGCGCGGTCTTATAAACGAGGCTGAAAATGATGCGTGCAGCGTAATTGTCTCAGAGGGGCTCAACGCCGGAAACAGCGTAGGCACAAGCGGAACAACTCCGTTTGCAAGCGATATTTCAGACTTGAACAATGCTCTTATGCAGCTCAAGAAGAAAGGCGCGCCTACGACAGACCTTGAGCTTGTTCTTAACCCGGAGGCTTCCGAGAATCTCCGCAACTTGAAGAATTTGCAGAGCGTAAGTGATTCTGGCAATGACGATTTGCTCCGGCGCGGCGTGTTCGGACGTATCAGCGGATTTGACATCCGTGAATCAGCCGGGTTCGGCTCTCACACAAAAGGCACTGGAGACGGCTATCTTGTGAACGGCGGAGCGCGTCAGGGAGAATACATTGTTCCTGTTGACACCGGCACAGGAACGTTTGTAAAGGGAGACCTTGTTAAATTCGGAAGCAGCGGAAATTCCTATGTAATCGCTGAAAATGCAGCATCTGGAGCGACTTCAATTAAACTTATTTCTCCATTGCAGGAGGACGTGGCAGACAACGCCGCTGTTACAATCGGCACTAACTACCTTGCATCGCTTGCGTTCCCGCGTTCGGCTGTCTGGCTTGCCACAAGAACCGTTCCTAACACAACTCTCGGAGACCAGGCTATTGAGCAGCGAACGATAACAGACCCGAAAACAGGGCTTGCTCTTGGTGTCTGCGTCTATCCTGAATACAAGCGCGTCCGCCTTGAGGTCAACCTCGCATGGGGCGTAGGCGTAATCAAGCCGGAATTTATTGTTCCTATCTTGGGATAAAAACAAGCCCGCTGAAAAAATGCGGGCTTTTCTTGGAGTAAGAAATGGCTACAGTAAGGATGAAGAAAGGAGACAAGTACGCTGATGTATACGATTCTCCTGAGACAATAAGACAGGCGCAGCTTGACGGCTACTCGCTTGTGGCGAAAGCCGCTCCGAAGCAGGAGCAGAAAGAAGAGAAACTTTCTGACGCTGTAAAGGCACAGACTGGCGCGAAAGCCGCGAAATAAACAAAGGGCTGAAAAATGGTTATTGAGGACGGAACAGGGCTTGAGAATGCAGATTCATACGTTTCTGTTGAGTTTGCTGACGATTATTTTTCAGCCCGCGGTGTCTCCAAATGGAAAGACATTGAAACCGAGGCAAAGGAGCAGTGCCTTGTCCGCGCCACAGACTACATAGACAATATGTTCAGGTGGTACGGCAAGAAGATGTCCGCAAGCCAGGCTCTCAGATTTCCAAGAAAAAACCTCAAGGACTATGAGGGAAATGAAATCACCGGCATACCGAACTGCCTGAAACAGGCTGTCTGCGATGCCGCGATGATTACTGTTGACGGCTCGGAGCTTTTCCACAAGGACAACGAGAACGGCGATGTTGTATCTGAGAATATAACATCTCTGTCGTTCACGTATGCCAGAACGAAGAGAGAGACTGCCGACAAGACGATTTATGATTCGGTCAACACGAAGCTCAGAGGGCTTTATGTTGACACAGGAAAGAACAGAATACTTGTCGGCAAGGTGGAGCGTGTATGAACTACTCGCCTTACAGAAACAAGGCCGCCGAGAAAATACGGCAGTATGGAGCGAAATGCGAGATAGTCCGTGGCGGAAAGAAGTACGACCCGGCGACTGACGAGTACAGCGATGCCGAGGCTTTCTCCGGCTACGCGATACAGAGCAGCTTCTCCATGAGCAAGGTTGACGGCACGAACATAAAGGCCGGGGACATTCTGCTTATGGCGGCACTTGACGGCAAGCCCTGTGTCAACGACACCGTAAGGTACGGCGGAAGAAGCTATGCGGCAGTGAACGTGATACCGTTCGCTCCTGACGGCGGAGAGGCTATATACTGGAAGATACAGGCGAGGTGATTGAGTGAGCGGCAAGACAAGCAGAATGATAAGAAAAGGCATAAACTCACTGAGAAAGGACAGACAGTCCATATCTGATGAGCTTGTACGTGAGCTTATGAATTCTCCGCTCAGATACAGGCTTGCGTTCGCACTCAGAATTGTATTTCCACGGAGGCGGAAGAATGGCTAACTGGTCTGTTTCTCTTGACAAATACGCCGACAGGCAGAAGCTCAAGATAAAGAAAGTCCGAAGGGCTTATGCGTTCGCCCTTTACTCATCAATCGTCAAGAAAACTCCTGTGGACACCGGCAGGGCAAGTGGAAACTGGAATGTATCGGTCGGAAGCGAGGATTCAAGCACAAGCGACAGAAAAACGCCCAAGTACAAGTCAATGGAGCAGATGCCTGACAGCAACGGAGACGAGAGCATCTTCATCTCAAACAATCTTCCCTATATCGGCACGCTTGAGAACGGAGGCTATCCGAATCCGCCGGAGAAAGGAACGTGGAACAAAAAGACAAAATCCTACGAAATCCGCTCCGCAAACGGCTACTCAAAGAAAGCTTCAAGTGGAATGGTCGGCGTTACTCTTGCGAACAACGAGGCGATATTCAAAGCCGCTGTGAGGTCATGTGATGACTGAGTTCGACATCCAGAACACGCTGTTCGGCATTTTCAGAAAGCTGAACGATTTTTCCGGCATACAGTACCTGAAAATTGATGATGACGGAAATTTCACTAATGTGCATTTCCCGAACGCTCCGTTTTCAATTCCGGACAGCAAGAGATACTTTGACCTCACTTTCAGAAGCAACGAGCCGGATCAGTCCGCGATTCTTGACAACTCGCAGGTACGGCTTTACGGCGTTTTATATATAGACATAGTTACTCCGCTTGATTCCGGCGAGGATGAGGCGGAGAGCAAGTACCGCTGGATAGCAAGGCTGTTCAACGCTAATGAATACACTGATGATGTGGCTGTAATAAAAGTCTACATCTCTACAAAAGGAAACGAGGCTGACTGCTACAGGCTGCAATGCGCTGTCGAGTGGGAAGCCGATATTGACAAGGAGTAGCTTAAGGTCAAAGGCGATAACTAACAAGATAAAGACTTATTTCACGATGTTCCTTGCAAAGGAAGAGGATGGAGAGATTGCTGACAATGTGGAGCTTCTTCCGCTCCGTGTTGACCTGGCAGGAACAAACATAGCCGGAACTGCGGAGGAAATCACATCTGACATAATTCTTCCCGAATCAAGAATTCCGTCCACCCCGGAAGTCGGAACAAAGTCCAACAGCGGCGACATGCCTACTGAATGGAACATAGACGAGCAGGACGACTTGTTCGAGGGTGTTTTCTGCGGAGAATGGCAGACTGACGAGAACAATCCGAATAAAAAGACGCTTACACTTGGCGACGAGGTAAAGTCATTCTCCCTGCTGAAATACTATGCCCAGAAGCCGCAGGCATGGCAGCTTTTTGTAAACGAGTACATAAACCAGCTGACAATAGACTTTGCCACGGATTCGTTTGTCAAGCTGACATGGAATGTCATGGGGGCTAACAACCCTAAGAAGGTTTTTGAGGATCCGCTTGCAAGCAAAAATCCTGTTTACAAGCCTTCGCTCAGAACAAAGTCGTATCTCACAAAGACAGGCTTCCTGAAAATCGGGGACAGCATAGACACGCTTGCGCCTCTGCGCCAGTGTCCGTCCATGAATATCACAATAAACAACAACCTTGAGCGCACTCCGGCACTGTTCGAGGATGATTCAATCGAGAACTCCCTTGGCAATTTTGATGTGTCTGGCACTCTTGATGTGTACAACGTTGATGACATAGGACACGAGCTTTACAATGATGCTGTTGACGGCAAGGACAAGGTTATTCAGATTCAGCTGGCAAGAGCTGTGGACGGCGTTACAACAAGCTACACGCTTACACTCAATGTGCATCTTTCCGCTCCGACTGAAAGCAGAAACGGAAACAAGCTCCAGTTCTCAGTAGGCTTTACTTTGAACGATGACGAGAATCTTAGCCTTGTCAAGGAAGTGTCCGGTCTTAAGGTTTCCGCTGAAAAGCCTGTCATCTCCGTATCGCTTGCCGATGTCAGCTGCAATGTAGGCGACGACATTTCGCTTGACGCAACAGCCACTGTGGGAGACTCTGGAAAGCTCAGCTACTCATGGACAAAGGACGGCGAGGAGGTCGGAAAGTCCGCTGTCTACAAGCCGAGCACTGCGGCCGCCGGAACTTCCGAATACAAGGTTGCCGTAACAAACACGCTTGGAAAGTCCACCGCGAAGTCCGAGAAAACAGTCAAGGTTGTTGTCTCCGAGGCATAGCGGATCTGTTTTACAGAACTGGTAACAGAGAAAACGGCTTGCGGGTTGCCTTGAAATCCGCGTTTTCTGGCCTGTGAAACTCCTGATGGAATGTAGCAGGCTGCCATAGCAGCATAGTGAAACGGCATCACGGATGGTTCCTTTCCATTTGTTTCTGGTTCAACTCCAGATGCTGCAAGAATCATTTTTGGAGGTAAGAAAAATGAAGAATGTTTTCAGAATCATAGGCGTAATCGCCATTGTTGTAGCCGCCGCAATTTCCGTGTTCGTGCAGATTGATTCAGCGCAGATAGCTTCAATCGCTGTGGCGGCGTTCGGAATCGCTCTTGAGGCTATCTCTCTCATCAACGGAGTGGCTGAAAAGGGAAAAAAGGAGAAAATCCTTGTCTATGTGTGCCTAGGACTTGCTATTATTGGCGGTGTGGGTGTCGCCGCAGGAGGCCTTGCGGAGAGCGCGATAGCCACAATTGTGTCGGCTGTTGTAGCCCTTGTTTCCGTTGTGCTGGCTCTTATATCAGTCAACAAGATTTCAGAAGAAAGAAAGGGGCTTTAAATGGCTAAGACAAAGCAGATTGCTGACTTGTCGCAGATTTGCACAAGAAAAAAATCATGCGAGGGTGTGTGGATTCCGTACACCCTATGCGGACAGAGCACAGACATTGAAGTGCTTGTTTTCGGCAATGACAGCGATGTTGTGCGGCATTACGAAAGGGAGCAGCTTAAAAGCAAGTTCCGCAATATAAGCGTTGACAGGAACAGCAGGAATTTGGAGTTTGACGATGAGGCTCTTGACACTGCGCTTGACGACGGAGTTGATTCTGCTCTTGTACGCATAGGCGGAATCAGAAGAAAAGACGGAACCGGGCTTCCATTTGAAGGAAAGGATTTTCCTATTGAAAAGGACGCTTCGACTGAACCGCTGTACCGCGAGCTTCTTGAAGGCTCTCCTGACATGCAGGAGTTCATAAAGAACGCAGCGAAGGACAGGGAGGCTTTTTTAGCCTAGAGGAAGAGAAGCTTGAGAAGGCGGTCAGGCGCTTCTTCTTCCTGTACTATCCCACGTACCGCAAGATTGACGACAAGCGGAGCGTGTGGAGAAGCAACCACGATGACCGCATGGATGTCATTGCTGACATCGGGGAAAAAGAGTTTTACACCAACGAGGCATACAGCGGGCTTCAAGACATTGCTCCGCCTGTATGCTTCATGTATATATGGACAGTTTTCATAGAGCTGTACAACAGCTGCAGGGACGGTCTTATAACGTTCAGGGACATAGAGAGCTGGCAGAATGTAACCGGCGAGTGTCTGTCGCTGTATGACATTTCGCTTGTCAGGAAAATGCTCTCATGGGGAAACAGCGAGATTGATGCTATGAAAAAAGACGAGGAGCGGTAGCATGGCGGAAACAACATCAAGACTTGTTCTTGAGATAGACTCAAGCGGCGTAAGGGTCGCATCTGCGAACCTTGATAAATTCACAGAGGCGGCGTCAAAGAGCGCGAGGAGCGCGGACTCGCTTGATAGCTTTCTCAGCAGGCTGTCTCCGTCATCAGTAGCCGCGGCGGCCGGTCTTGCTTCCGTCCTTGTCGCATACAAGAAGATAACAGGCGCGATGGCTTCCTTCGTTACCGGGGCGATGTCGTCATACGCCGCGTTCGAGCAGATAGAGAGCGGACTGCAGGGCGTGCTTAAAAGCGCGGACAGGGGAACGGAGATGTTCGAGGAGCTGCGCAAATTCTCCAATGAAACGACTTTCGGCGTTGATACTCTTGCGAACGCCGCCTCCCAGCTACTAAGCGTCGGGGAGAGCGAGAGCGGGCTTAAAAGGACGCTCCTTGAAATCGGAAACATAGCGAACGGCGACACAAACAGGTTCAACGAGCTTGTGAGCATATACGCCAAGATACAGAATGTCGGAAAAGCCGGAAGCGAGCAGCTCCAGCAGCTTGCGCTCAGGGGAGTTCCAGTCTACCAGTACCTCAAGAAAATCGGGGTGCAGGGAACTGCCACAGGAGATGACATAAAGAAGGCGTTCCAGGAGATGACGAAGCAGGGCGAGACGTTCTACGGCACAATGGAGCGCATAAACAACACGGTGAGCGGAAAGGAGGGCTTTGTCGCCGACTACTTCAAGGAGGCTTCCGTACTGTTTGTAGAGGCTACAGGGCTTGGCGACATGTACAAGGGCGTGCTTGACCTGGTGCAGGAAGCCCTAGGCGGTGTTGTCGAGTGGCTCAAGGAAGTCAAGGAGAACCCGGTCTACTCGGCTCTCCTTAAAGGGGCGATAGCCGCCTCTCTTGTCGCGCTCACGGCAGGAGTAGGTGTCGGACTTGTCGGGGCGGTGAAGAAGCTGAACAGACAGCTTGCGATAACAGCCGCGCTGAAAGCGGCGATAAACCCGACCGCCATAGCAATCGCAGGCGTAGCCGCCGCCATTGCTGGAACAGGCGTAGCAGTGGCTTCTTACGTGAAGTCCCTTGACGAGCAGAAGACAAAGACAGAGGAAGTTAACAAGAAGCTGGCTGAGCAGCTTGATATAAGAAAGAAGATTCTTGGCTTGCCCAACGACTATAGCTCAACAGTTGATGACAAGCAGAAAAAAATAGAGCTGATTAGCGGCTTTAAATCGGAAGCCTCTGATAAGCTCGATGTTAAAAAAACTGAATATAAAAATGTGTTAGATGATTATGAACTTTTTAAAGTCAGAGAACCTGTTAAAAACAGAAGTAATAAAAATCTTTATTCTTCTTACGAAGAGCAAATAGAGAAATACAAAGAAGAAATAAAATCCCTTGAAGATGAAATAGCCGGCTATGACAGTCAACTCACAGAGCTTGGCAGAAATGTTTACTGGCAGGGGAAGAAAGAAGAATACGAAAAATTCCTTGATTCAATCAAGCCTGTTGATGAGTACCTCACGAAACTTGAAGAGCTTGAGACGAAAAAGGAAAATATACTAAAAGGCAATAAAATTTATGATTCTCAAAGCGGAAAAGCTGGCGTGTCTATTCTTGATACTGACAAGGAATTAAATTCAAAGTATAAATCTTCACTGTCATATATACAAAATCAGATAGACAGTTTGAATTTCGACCATTGGAAGGACGGGCTTAGCGACCTGCAGAAAGCTATGGTCAAGGTGTTCAGCTTTGACGACAGCGACCTTAAAAAGCTGTGGGGGACAGGATTCACCACAAAGACAGCCGCAAGCCTCTTTGTTGACAAGAATAAGTCGGTTCTTGATCGCAGGGATGATGCATATAGAAAAGCCGGGTTCAAGACTGACGAAAAGACAAGCCTTGAATCCCTCTACACTTCAATAAGGGAAAAGTTTGACGAGGCGATAAACGAGGGCAACAACGCCGCTGACGGACTTCTTCCGCTTATGAACAGCTACAGACAGAAACTTGAATCTCTTGGTACTGAATTTGACGAAACTGGAAGAATAACCAAGACGCTCAAGGAGAAGATGAACTATTTCGCTGAGTTTGTCGGAAGCCTTTCCCTCGGAGAGTACAGCTCTTTGTTCCAGCTTGGGGACGCAGTTTCCCTTGTTTCTCAGAAATACAGCGAGGGCAACTCCAACGGAGGAAGCACCGATGTCGCCGGAGCGTTCGCATCCGCATTCTCCGAGAACGGCGAGCTGATGATTTCATCTCTTTCCGCAGTCGCCAATATGTTCCTTGATTTCATGCAGACGCTTGAGGGGGCGGACTATGCGTTTTCCATAGTTACGCAGATTCTAAGCGAATGGGAAGATGGCTTGCAGAAAATTGTCGATTCAGTGGCGATGATAACGCAGGTGTTTGCTGAGATGGCAGAAATTCTTTCGCCTGTATTTACGCTTATTGGAAGTGTCGTGAAGATAACGACAACTCTATGGGCTGCAATGCACAAAGTAATTATAATTCTTGCAGGACCGCTTTTAAAGGCATTGCAGATAATTGTCGAGCCTATAGCGAAATTCGCAGACTGGATTGCAGATTTCCTTGGGGTGTCTTATGAGCTTAACGATGAAAAGGAAAGCGAGCTTGAGCAGATAAGGGCATTGAAAGAAGGCTACTCCGCATTGTACTCGGCTATAAAGGAGCAGGAGGAATACTATCTAACCAAGAAGACTCAGATAAACGCAGATACGTACAGCGGCAAGATAACCGGTGTTAATGATATGATACTTACGCCTCATGGAACGTTCAGCACGTCTCCGCAGGACACGCTGATTGCGATGAAGAAGCCGGAAATGCTTATGTCCGCTGGCGGAAGTGCCGGAGTAAGCGTTACAATAAACAACTACTCAAGCTCGGAAGTGCAGACAAGGCAGGACGACTACGGCAACCTTATTGTGGACATAAGCAAGAAAATCGCAGAGGACTACGCTAACGGCGACAACGGATGGGCTAGGGCTTATAGCACCCAGCAGTCAACTGTCGCCGGAAGAAGAGTATCTATTTAATTGAATTTATTTTAAAGTATAATTTTCATAGTATAATACATGGCAAAATTTGTTATCCTCAAAAAAAAACTGAGCACCTGGTTCTATATCTACTCTCTGCACATCTTTAAAAAATCCTAGCCCAATTTCTTCTGGCGATATTCTTAATTTTTTGTAGTGGTAAATAGCAACACCACCAAATTGCATATAAGGCTCACCGCATATATCCAATAAATCTTCCAATGTGTCGTTTATTGTGAGATTAAATGGAAGTTTTAGTTCTGTGCAGTCTTTTGAGATAGTTACAGCATTGACAAGAAGAACGCTTTTTTCTTTAGCATATCCAGATTCAGTTTTCTTCGCTGTAAAAAAATTTCCAAATAATATTGTAAATCCATTGTATGAATAAATTGTATCATTAAATGGTTCTATTCCCGGATATATTAAGTTATAATTAACAGTACTTCCCCCTGCTTCTGCTATATCATTAGGTTCGCCAAAAACTTTTATAACCTGTTCTTTTGTCCATCCCATAATTTCCTTTGCATCGTATTTTTTCTGAGCAAAGAGAGATGTTGCTGCAAAAAGTAAGGAAACTACTGTTAAAAAGAATTTCTTCATAATTTTCTCCCTGAAAAATTGATTTGCAATAATTATACATTCTTTTTAATTTTAGTAAATGATTTCAGTTCTTTTTAATTCTTTTTTGTGCTAGAATAAGACAAAACGGAGAAAAAAATGATAAAATTCCCGGACGGTGTAAGAAAACGTATACTTCGGGACGGCACAAGCTGGAGCAGCGTCAACGCCGTCAAGGAGGACAAGACAAGGAGCGGAAAGCCCAAGCGTGTGCTTTATGCAAGCATGGGCAGCAGGCAGTTTTCCGTCAAGATGCGCTTCACTTATGACGAGTACCTTATCTTTGACGCATGGTACAACCATGAATGCTACAAAGGGCTCAACTCATTCGCATTTCCGCAGATAGACAGAATCGGCGGAGACGAAAAGGAATACAGGTTCGCCGCAGGCAGCGAGCCGTCTTACAGCAACACGAGCGGAAAAATAATAGAATGCTCGATGACGTGGGAGGAGGCATGACACCAAAGGCGCAAAGCGAGATTCTACGGCAGCAGGTGCACGCCAGCTTTCCGTATCTCATTGAAATCACCTACGATGACTACGGCACTTTCAGATATGCGAACTCTGACGATGACTTGGAGTTCGATGGCAATACGTACACAGCATGCACATTCAGCGTAGCCCCGCCTGACAAGACAGAGAGCAAGATAGGCGACGGCAAGCTGACATTCTCCGCCATATACAACAACAGGGAATGGATAAAAAAAATCCGCGGAACATCAAAGCGAGGGAAAATCCGTGTTGTCGGAGCGATTCTGTATGCTGAAAATTATTCAGTAGAAGGAATAGAGGCTATTTACGACACTGAATACAGTCTTTCAGACGTTTCGTGGAATGAATCAGAGATTACACTTACGATGAAATTCGACGACGGCATGGATATTGTCATGCCTTGCGACACAATGGACGAAATAACCTGTCCTGGAATTGTATAGAATGGCAGTCTATACCGACCTTCTTGGAATAAAGTACAAGACGCATGGGCGCAGCAAGGAAGAGGGCTTCGACTGCTACGGTCTTGCAATAGAGGTGCTGAGGCGCAACGGCATAGAGCTTCCAGACTTGTATTATGACACTCTGCGCCAGTCATACGATGTATCGAATGAAATAAAGAAAAGAATTGTTGAAAAAATACCAGAACCTATGGTAAACTGCATTGTCGGGCTTAGAAGCCGTGGAATAGAAGGCCACATGGGCGTGTATATCGGGGACGGAATGTTCATACACACTACAATGGGGAGCAAAGTCTGCATAGAGCCGTTATGGCACTGGAAAGATAGAATACAAGGGTACTACAAGGTCATCAGCGACAATAAATCTGTTTGAGAGCATATTCACAACACAACCTCGCCAGATAGCAGCAGAGCCGGGACAGACTGTAAGAAACTGCGTCCATGCCGACTTTGAGAATTCCATTGTCTTTGTCAACGGCTTTCAAACCGATGCTGACTATGTTCTGCATGAAAACGACATCTGCACCATAAGATGCTTCCCTGCCGGAGGAGTAAAAAAAGCATTCGAGCGTTCATGGCTCGGAAAGAAAATGGCTGACTTCGGAAAGTGGGCAAGAAAGAAGTTCGGCGACTTCATGTCATGGCTGATGGACATAGAAGAGCCGACAACAAACGACACTGAAAGCCTGCAGTCAATTCCAACTCTTACAGGGGCAAAGAACCAGAGCGGCTACGGAAAGGTAATTCCGCTTGCCCTCGGAGAAAGCCAGCTTACGCCTTACTACTGCGGCAGTCCGTACAGCACAATCAGCGGAGATGACGGAGATGTTCAGACATTCCATGCCCTCTATATGCTCGGCTACAACGGCATACAATGCACGGACTTCAAGATGGGCGTCATCGACCTTGCCAGCAACAAGGCAAAAACAGACAACGGATTTATAAATATAGACGGAAGATGGGATGCATCGAAGTACGGAATAAAGCTCGAGCTTCAGCAGGGAGAAAGCGAGGTTTCTTTATATCCGCAGAAAGTCATAGAGGAACAGCTGAACATAGAGCTTCTGCATCCAAGCGACGGCGGCGCAAAGCTCACGCTTGAAAGGTTCAGTGCGAAAAATCCGCATATAATAGAGATAGAGCTTACTTCACAAGGGCTTATAGGCTACGATGACGACGGCAACAAGCAGAACAAGTCTGTAGAAATAAGTCTTGAAATCAGCTTCGATGGAGGTCAGAGTTATAAGCCCTTTGGAAGGGTAGGCGGCTCAAACTCATACAGCGGAAGCGTAAGCACAATAACAAGGCAGAAAAACAAGGTAATGCGCTTTGTGGCAAGACGAACGCTAAGCTACGAAGAGGCTGTGAATTGCAAGAACAGAATCGCAGAGCTTAGAATCTACAGATCCAATCCGCAGGACAGCTCGTCATCCACATCTGACGCATTCTATCTCACCGGCATAAGAACATGGTGCTATGATTACAAGGCTAGCGTTGAGCAAGGCAAAATAATTCCTCAAGTGCCTGTAATAGAATCAAGGCGGAACATAACAGCAAGGCTTGGATTCGAGATAAAGGCTGACAAGGTTGAGTTCAAGAACCAGATAGATGCGCTGAACTGCATTGTAACGGCAAAGGGCAGGACATGGAGCGGCACAAGCTGGAGCGACAGCCTTTCAGCGAACAGCAACCCGGCTTCAATGCTTCTTCGTGTCCTGCAGCACAGCTCAAGGGGAAGCTATGCATATCCTGATTCACGGCTTGACATGGAAAGTTTAGGGCATCTGTACGAGTGGTGCAACCAGCCAAGAAGCTCATCTGATTCAAGCCCGAAATTCAGATGCGACGGAGTGCTGACATCAAGCAAAAAAACAAGCGAGATCGCAGAGGCTGTTCTAAAGACCGCAAGGGCAAAAATTATCCTTAATGATAAAAAATACGGCGCATGGATTGACGAGCCGAGAAACATTCCTGTCATGGTTCTGAACAACCAGAATGTGCTGAGTGCAAGCAACTCAAAGAGCTTCGCAGACCTCCCTGATGGCTACAAGATAAAATTTGTAAACCGCATTACTTGGCAGACGGACGAGATAAAGGTTCTCTATGACCCATCGAAAGCCAACGAGCCGAATCTCATTTATGAATCCATGGAGCTTCTTTTTCAGACAGACGCGGCGCAGATTTACCAGAACGGAATGTACTATCTTGCCACCGAAAAGCTGCGTCCCGAGACATGGAGCAGAAAGGTTTCCGTAGACGGCAACCTTCTTGACATCGGAAGCATGGTTGAGATTCAGGACGACACTATCTCCGTGGGAATTGGAGATGGAGCGGAAATAAAAGAGCTTGTTCTTGATTCCGACGGCAAGTATATAACCGCCATAAGAACTGATGGAAATATGTATGCCGACGACCTTGAGCAAAGATACGGCGTTAAGATAACCGTGGCTGACGGAATCCATGCGCCTAAAGTAATTTCAAGGGAAGTAGTCCTAAAGGAAGCCGGCGAGCAGAGCACATTCTACTTTAAAGAGCCGTTCTATATAGACACAAATGAAGCCATGCCGTCTGTCGGCGACATAGTGTCTTTCGGCTTTTTTGAGAGGGAGACAACGCAGGCTCTGTGCTTCGGAAAGAAAGACAACGGAGATGGAACATTCGACCTTACACTTGTTCCGTACCAGTCCGGAATTTATGAAGCCGACAGCGGTGAAATTCCTGAGTTCGATTCAAAGGTCTGCGACATCCCGGAGCGTGATTCCGGCTCGTATGTGATAGACGATACAGATGAAAAAATAGCCGATGTGAACAAGAAAATCCATGGAATAGTTGACGGCGGCTATGATTCAGAAGTTCCTAATACTCCTATTGTACAGTCGGCAGTGGCAGTAAAAGACGGCGTTTCCTTGTACATCCCCGCTGATTCAGGCGGAATCAGAAACCAGATAAAATACTATGAAATATGCTTTTTTACTGAAGATGATGAAAACGGAACTGTCAAGACAGCTCCAAGCAGCAAGTCTGTAGTTGATTTTCCTGTTCCGTATCCTGAGAAAGACGAGCTGGCTTTATACAAGATAAAGGCAAAAGCTGTCAATATCTACGGCAAGGAAAGCGAATGGTCTGAGCCTGTCGAAATTGACACATCAAGCTATCTCACATGGAAAGCTCCTGATGTGGAGATAAACTATCTCTCCGCAGGCAAGGAAAGCCTCAAGTGCGCATGGGACATAAACACGTCATTGACATACGGCGATGTGCGCTTCACAGTCAGCTTCATGTATGACGGCGAGGAGATACAGAAAACTTCCCAGGCGATACTTGCGACTGCTGAATACGTGTTCGACAGGGACAACGACAAAGACGGCTACCCGGAGAAAGCGTCTGTACTTGCACAGCTGGAGGAGCTTGAAATAGAGCCAAAAGGACGCAACATCGAGCTTTATTCTGTGTCCGTAAAGGCTTACACATTGCAGAAGCCTGATTTCATGGCTGAGTCAGAAAAGCAGTGCGACGCTAAGAACTACGGCACGTGGGTTCCGGGAAATAACAGCAAGTTGTCCGCGAAAGCCTCTCAGGACGGAGTTTCAGCCGAGATGGAAAATTCCACCACTGTCTATGAGTACGGCATTCCGTATAGCTATGTATTCGAGATAAGAAAGTCGAAGGACGATGAATGGCATTCATACAAGACTGACAGCTCAAGGTTCGAGTACTCATTCGACAGGCAGAACGGAGAATACCCGGAAAGAAGCGACTTGCTAGGCTGGAGCGTTAGATGCAAGGCTGTCTCAGTCGCAGGCATACAGAGCCTTTACTACCGCGAAGCAAGCATTGACATAACAGGCTACGGAACTTGGCTTGTAGAGAAGCCGGAAGTGGCCACAAGAAATTCTGATAGAAGCATAACGCTTGTGATGTCCCAGCCGCAGTCAAGTCTTGAGCAGTACGGCACGATAAGATACAAAGTACAGATACGCCGTCCCGCTGACGATGAGGAAGATAAGTGGTTCAAGCCTGGCAAGAGCCTAGATCCGTACAAGAGCGAATCCAATTACAAGGACGGAGACGGATTCATAGAGACAGGCAACGTCTATGTGCAGACAATGCCTCTGATCGGGCAGTCTACAGAAGATATAAAGGACACTCTGTACCAGTTCAGAATTTCCGCATTGAACGAGGCGCATGAGAGCGAGGCCAACGAGAATGTTTTTGAGACAGCACTATGCACGAATATAGCCGACATTGTAAAGGCGAATGAAACCGCAAAGTCTGCATATATAACAGAGCTGTCGTCAATTACCGCAAACCTTGGAACAATCCGGCAGGGAAGCATGGCCGGAAACGACAACAACTTCTGGAATCTCTCAACCAGCATTGACGAGAAAACAGGGCAGAAGCGTTGGCAGGGAGCTATGCGTGTCGGAGGCGATGACCAATATCTTGAGGTTATTCCTATCATCATCAATGGAGAGATTTACGAATATAACATCAAGTTCAAGGTTGGAAACTTTGAGATTTCCTCCACAGCGTCGAATATCAACGGAGAGCTTATTGTCATAAAAGATGAAAATTCGCTTGACCGAACAAGGATAACACCTGTCGGCACATTCTACGAGCACAGGGAAACAACGAAGTCAGAGTGGTTTGTCATATCGCAGATGACGACAGCTGGAATCATCGCCAACGCCCTCATCTCCGACCGCACCCTTGTCATAACCAACATGAGCATACAGGACAGAAGAAAAGCCGGCCATGACATTGGCAGAAAGTATCTATCCTCAAGCTCACGCGTATGGCACTTCGACACCGATATGAACGACCAGAACCAGCAGAGCGACCTTGACATAGAGGCAAGTGGAGAAATTTCCCTTGTCGGAAAGGAGCAGACGGGAGACTTAGACTACACTCCAGCAATTCTTGCTGTCGCTCCGTACTCGGAGATTGCGAAGTCCCTTTTCGGGCAGTTCCAGGTGAAGAAAACGCTTGAAAAGACAAATGTGTTCACTGTTGACTTCTGGGTTCAGTACATATGGTGCGAGGACCAGATACTGTTTGACATCGGAACAACAAACGACAAGATCCGGCTTGCTGTTGCAAACATCGAGCCTTACTTTAACGAGCCTCTTGCAAAAGAGCCTCCGTGGAATCAGGAGATAGAGGAGACCGGCGATGTGATTGTATGGAACGAGCCTGTGGAAGCAAGCTCATCAATAATACATTACGGACAGGGGAATTTATCGCCTGACACGGACAACGTGAAGTCGTTCAAGCAGCTTGGCATTTCCTTTGAGCCGAACACATGGATGCATGTCGGCATTGTCATGTCGGAGAACATGATTATGGCTTGCCTTGATAAAACCTGCGTTGAGTTTGACAGGTACGAGAAGGCTTCTGACGAGGTTGATATTGTCCTTAACCAAGACGGAGCGGCTCTGAAAAATTCCTTTGTCCTTGACGAGCTTTTTATCGACGGCACAGTGGTGGAGGACTTTGAAAGTTTCTCAAGGAACACAGACGCAAAGATTCCGTGGGGTGCGCTGGATAAGAACGAGAAGCACTTTATTCTTGACGCGGACGGGCTTGAGACGAACATATTCGAGGAAACTGGAATGGAAGGAACAGACTATATAGCGGAAAGCGAGGCCTCTGCTGCGGCTTCTGAGCTTTTCAAGGATTGAGTATGAGCGATAGCGGAAAAAAATATCTTGGCATAGACGGACTGAAAGCTGCCTTGTCATCATTTCTTGTTGGCATAAAATCCATGATAAGCGCCGAGGCTGACGAAAGGAATACCGCTGACGAGAGCATAAAATCCATGATAAGCGCAATATCAGAGCCAAGCCTCACAGAACAGGATTTTGACGATATTTTCAGCAGTGAACAAGAGGCGGAAAATGTTTAGCGGAATAAAAGCGATTTTGAAAGAGTTCAAGAAACGACAAGACGCAGAATCACAAAAAAATCTTGTCTATTCTCAAGAAGAGACAGATACCGGCAAAACTTGGATTGACGGCAAAAAGATTTACAGAAAGGTATGGAAAAATAAAGAAATTATAAATTCATTGCCAATTGGTGGCACGATAGAATATACAGAAGATTTTATTAAAAATATAGATTCACTTTGCGAAACAAAAGTTATTGAGTCGGATTCTATTACAAATTTATCAAATTGGACATCGGGCGGCATATCTGTTAATTCTATAAATAATACCAGTGGTTATTTTAGACTTAAAAATATAAACATAACGGAAACTTTTTCAAGTTTAGTAGGGGGTACTACAATTATTTTTGAATACACAAAAAAATAACACGCTTGCGCGTGTTAAAAATAAATTAAGGAGGAATGTATCATGTTCATTGGCATAAAAAATATTCTAAGACAGTTCTTAATACGACTTCTTACTGACGACATAACAGTAAATGGCAACTGGACTTTCAGAAACAACATTGCCGGAACTTGCGAAAATGCACACAATGGCTATTTCGGCGTATTGGGGGGGGCGAGACAAGCTAAATCAGGCAATGTGGATGACTTGCTAGACAATGAGCTTTACAACGGCTACGGAATAAGAGGCGGAAGCATAAACGTAACTGTATCATCTTTAGGTGTTCCAGCTAAATGGTACAATTTTCTTTACATTCCACACAGAATAGGACATGGAGATGATAGCATGAACTACGGTACACTTCTTCTTTTTCCGATGGTTGAAAATACAAGCACATTCTACATAGTGCACAGAATTCAGGGCACTAATTACAATGCAATAAGCAAATAGAGGGGATTACAAAATGTTTGTAGGAATAAAAAGCATACTATGCGAGTTTCTGAACAGGCTCACTGCCAAACTAGAGAACGGTGAGATAAAGCCAGCGAAATGCAAAGAAGCCGACCGGGGGGGGTAGCAACAACACTCGACATTGTATGCTACACGCCAGCATGGGCTGAGGCTGGAAAATTTCAAAGAAGAACGCACGTGTTCTATGTAGACTGGTCTGACTACCAGAACCACACGATGCAAGGCTACAGCGGAATTGCCATTCAGGCAGCCTTGTCAAACAATATGACAGTACTTGCATTCAGCTATGAAGGAACTGTCATGAAGATAGGAACAGCGATTGACGACCAAGAAACAGTTACATGGAGGAGAACAATATGAAAGTAGACTGCACGCTTGACTCGCTCTTGCTTCCGGCTCTCGGAACATACAGCAACGAGTTCGGAACAAAGAAACTAAAAGGAGGCCTCAGCACAAAGGAGTGCTGCGACGACACCATGCTTCCATTCAGGAAAATGAGGCCATACGAGGTCAACGAGGATTCAGAGACAACGGAGATACAGCACAACGCTGTTTTTGTCGTCAAGACAGCAGGCGTAACGCTCACTCTGCACGACAGCTCTGAGGACTTTCTAGGCTGCGAGGCAAGGGTGATAAACGTGTCGGACGGTGCTGTTACAGTCAAGGGTGGAGTAAGCGGGCTTGACGGTGGTATTGACGGCATCGAGATTCCAGCGAAGAGGGAGGAGACGTTCATATTCCTCTCTGACGGCTGGCACTCAATGTTCTCTGGATACAAGAATGTCATAACGCAGGAGATTGCCGACGGCGCAGTTACCAACAGCAAGATTGCCGACGGCACTGTGGAGGCGGAAAAACTTGCTATCTCCGTTTTCAACATGAACTATCCTATAGGTTTTACATATGTCCAATATCCGCAGCAAAAAAGCCCGAACGAGCTTTGGGGCAGCTTCTCGACCTGGCAGGAAATTTCCTATGACGGAGCTTTCTTCCGGGCGTCAGGCGGAAACGCGGCTGCCTTCATAGAAAAATCGGGCAATTTAGTTAAACAGTCAGAGCAGAATCTTTCACATTCACATTCTTACACTCCAACAGGAAGTGTTTCAGGATTCACTCTTGGAGTTGTTGCTCGCTGGAGAGACAGGCAAAATGGAGATTCAGGGGTTTCTGTTACTAATCTTATAACTCACGGAGACTTTGGCGGCGGAGGTGGTATGGCAGGATTTTATGATAAAATCGTATACTCCCCATCCTTCAAAGGTACTTCATCGGACACAAATAACGACGGAGGTAATGAAAATCGGCCGCAAAACTTCACGATTCGTATCTGGAAACGTGTATCCTAAGAAATTCTTCTCCAAATTCTGATAGTGTAGTTAGATGGTCTATTTTCTGTGTTTCCAGCACTATCTGTTGTTCCACTTGCCGAAAAAGAGTGAGTGTGCGACACATTGATATAACAATCAAACAAGAACGGATAGGAGCCATTTCCGTCAAAAGTCCGTTTATAATATCCTTTAATGTTACCATTTACGTAATCGGTTTTTCCTGAAAAACCGCCGTCTGTTCCGCCAAATCTTCCAGTTGCGTTTTTTGACATATCATTTGTATTGCCAGAAATACTGAAATTATGGTCATGGCTTAATATGCTCTGCTCCTGCATAGTCAAAACGCCCGATTTTTCTGATGATTCATATTCTGAATAAAAATATTTACTAAATATCAAATAAAGTCTATAAATCAAAGAGGTGAAAAAAATGGTTTATGGCTATATCCGCGTGAGCACTGGCAAGCAGACGCTTGAGAATCAGAGGCTGGAGATAAGGCGGTACTGCAAATTCCACAGGCTGCGGAACATCGTGTTTGTGCAGGAGACCGTGAGCGGAACGAAAAGACCAGAGAAGCGGAAGCTGGTAAAACTTATAGAACAGGCGCAGGAGGGCGACACCGTTGTTATTGCGGAAATATCGCGGCTCGGACGCTCGCTGATGATGATTCTGAACGTCTTGCAGTCGTTCCTTGAAAAGGGCGTTCAGGTGCGGGCAATCAAGGAGGGATACGAGCTTGGCGACAATATCCAGTCGAAGGTGCTTGCGTTCGCGTTCGGGCTTTCGGCGGAGATAGAGCACAGCCTGATAAGCGAGAGGACAAAGGCGGGGCTTGCAAGGGCTTTGAAAGAGGGAAAGAAGCTCGGCAGACCTAAAGGACGGAAGCCGTGCCGCTACAAGCTCACAGGAAAAGGCGGAGCTATCCGCAGGGCAAGGACTGAGGGAAAAAGCAAGTCGGAGATTGCGAGAAGCCTCGGCGTTACGTGGGTTACGCTTGACAGATACATGAAGAGAATATCAGTGCAGTAAAAACTGATGTTGACGAATAGTCATTATTTCTTTAGCATGAAAGAAAATGGAAGACATAAAAAAAGCAATTGACAGCGACAGCGAGCTTCATATACGCATTCTAAGGGACACGCTCTGCGACTTGAGGAAAGAGAATTTCCTGATGAGAATAGCGGTGTGCGTTCTGCTTGCTGTATCTATTCTTTGCGCCGTGTCGGTTTTCCGCCCAAGACGCGGATGCCAGTGCCCAAGTCCGTGCTATGAGCAGACATCGGACTGCGTTTTCTACGGTGCAGGCGCAAGGGAAAGACAGAAGCCCGGCGGAAAGAAAAGCGCATAAGGAGAGGATATTGTCAGAGACATCAAGGCGGATAAACAGATTCTTCAAGTCCGCCATAAAGAGGGAAGTCGATGAGGCGGCGGACAAAATATCATTGTCCGACAGGCAGAGCGTAATCTTCAACGACTTCTACGTAAGACGGAGCGATGTCAACACGATAGCCGACAAGATAGGCTCATCGCCCGAGACAGTCTACAAGGAGCTTAGAGCCATACGGCGCAAGCTCATCAGAATCATCTGAAAAAAAATTCACTATTTTTTATAAAAAAACTAATCAAAAAAGAATCACATTATTTTTTATTGCTTTTTTTGATTTTTATTGACATAATAATCAAGATATATTATTATTGTCATCAAGAGGTAAAAGAAATGTGAAACACAAAAAGAAAAAAGCATGGTCAAGAGCAGACAAAATCGCTTTGATGGTTTTTTTGCTAGAGCTTTTAAAGTTCATACTTGACCAGCTTTCTAAGCTGGCTGCTTAGTTTCCGCCGTCCGTT